TAGTATCTGACATCGACCTCAAAGGATGCACTCTTACTATACCAGCAGGATGTACTCTTGATTTCCAAGGAGGTTCATTTTCTAATGGTACTATAGTAGGAAGAAATACTAAAATAAAAACTGAATCAGGAAATATATTTGATGATAAAATTATTATTAGTGGAAGTTGGAATGTTACCTATATAAGTAGTAGTTGGTTTAAAAACTCTAGTAACAAAGATGTTATTAAGCAACTTATAAATTTTACAGATGATAATATACAAAATACTGTAATTATTGAATCAGGAAATTATGCAGTCTCTGTAGCAGAGAATACTCACAATACAGAAGGAAATGCAGCCTTTTATTTAAAGTCTAACACTGATTTAATCATTAATGGAACTATAAATCTAATAGATAGTCCTTATAGAGCTACAATTATTATTAGCACTAATAATAAGAATAATATAAAAATTTCAGGAAATGGAACTCTTGTAGGAAATAAGGAAAATATGCCATCTAATATAGATGGTGAATTTGGACATGGAATATATGTTATAGGAAGTAATATAAGAATAGAGGGTCTTAAAATAAAAGACTGTTGGGGAGATGCTATATTAGTAGGTAATGAGATTCTTCATAATATTAGTAGAAATATAACTATACAAAATGTAGAATTATTTTCCTGTAGAAGACAGGGAATATCAGTATTATATGGAGAGAATATTTATTTAAAAAATTGTTTAATACATGATATCAAAGGTATTTCTTTAGCAGAAGCAGGGATAGATTTAGAGACATCTTATGATTGGCAATATATAAAACAAGTAGTTATAGAAAATTGTGAAATATATAATTGTGCAGGTATTAATTCATGGGTAATGAATCCTTCTACATCCAATACATAATATAGAAATTAGAAATAATAAAATCTATAATACTACTAATAGAGCAATAAATTTAAGAAAAGTAAGAAATGGTATTATAGACAATAATAAAGTTTCTGTTACTGATCATTCTGCTGTAGTAGCAGAAGGAAATAGAATATCTATAAATAATAATGTTTTAGAATCTATTCACTCACAAGCAGCAGAACTTGCTACTATTGTAACTTCTGGAGACTCTATGATAGTTTCTAATAATACTGCATCTGGTTATTATTTTATGAGGGTTGCTCCAAATACTATTTGTATAGGAAATAATATAAATACAGTCTATTTATACCATTTAACACCTTCTACTTCCTTAAATTCTAATATAATTTTAAAGGACAATGTTATAACATGTACTAATTTTGAGTACCCTTTTTATTATGGAGATATATCAGGTAATATAATTAAGACTTCAAATTTTAAGATAACAAAGGGATACTGTGTTATAGCTCATAATAATATAACCTTAGATGTGGATAATACTTCTGTTTACTTAGGACAAAGAAGTATGGTAAAAGATAATTATTTTAGTTTAAAAAATTCAACTACTATAAATGTTTATGGTGAAAGTAATATTGATAATAATTCTTTCTTAAATGGTACATTACAAACCGAGGAGGATACTATTAGTATTTGCAATAATAAATTTATTAATGGTACTGATAGATTTATAAATATTAAAACAAATATTGTTACAATTTTTAATAACACATTTACAAGAGTTTCTGGTACAGTAGAAAGGGCTATTTTTATAGAAGGTAGTAATCTATCTGATATTATAATATTTATGAATACAACAGCATCTAATATTAATAACTTGATACAATCAAATGGTAGTAATAACGAATTAAATATTATTTATAATAGAAGTAAAGCAATTCCTACAGCAGATATAGGAAGATTTATGATAAAACAAGGTATTCCTTTATTTGGAAGTACAAGACCAGATACAGTTGGTTCTACTAATGTACTTATACCATTCTTTGATAAAGGTATTAATAAGCCAATTTGGTGGAATGGAAGTAATTGGGTAGATGCTACAGGTACAACAGTTTAAATAACTTTATATGAAAGATATACAACAACTAATTAAGAAGAATAGTCAAGGGGGAAGATATGAAGATATCTTCCCTAAGACTTTTATAGATGCAGTGGAAGATAGAGAGTCTGGTAATAATTTAACTGAAATATTATCAGGATTTAACATGTACTTTTTATCTTATAATGGAAGTAGGGAACAAACTAGATTGCAAGTTCCTATGTCTATTAGAAAGACTGGATTATGGATTACTTATGTTTTATATGATAAAACTGTAGTAACTGAATGGTATGCTGGAGAAGCTATAGATGATGATTCTTGGAAGAATTTATCTAATTGGAGAGTAGGGTCTAATATGCTTGTAGGAGATATTAGTATATCTCCTGATGGATATTGGGTGGTAAATGGAGTAGTAACTACTACCAAAGCTCAAGGAGAACAAGGTATTACTCCTATGTTAAGAGTGGGAAGTAATAATCATTTGCAGGTATCTTACACAAATGGTAGTTCTTGGGTAGATGCTTCTACTAGTCCTGTTTATACACAGTTTAGAATCAAAAACAACAAACTTGAACAATCAGTAGACTTAGGTCAAACATGGGCTGTAGTATCTGACTATATTGCATCATGGTTTAGATTTACTGGTACTTCTGGAAGTAGCCAAGCTGACAATGTAGGTAAGATACAGATTAGTAGAGATAATGGTGTTACATGGTCTGATTTAAGTGGTGAGTTTACTAATAGTTTACACATTAAAGGATATGTAGCTACTAAAGCAACCCTTCCTTCAAGTGCAGTTCAAGGAGATATTTATGGTGTTGGTCCTACTTATGACCCAAGTGATACTAAACAAACTAATCCTATCTATCAACTATATGTTAAAGATAGTACTGGATGGGTTGATAATGGTAGATTTACTTCAATAGCTGCTGGTGTAGTACAAAAGTTAGGTAATAGTGAGACTACTGTAATAAGCCAAAAGACTGTTACTCTTAACCTAATAAAGAGAGAAGCTGCATATAATACTTCTCTCTTATTAAGTAATAATTTTATATTTAAAAAAGGGTTAGTTTTAAATATTAAAGGTGTTATAACGGAACATTCAGCAGGATACTTTAGTACAGAAGCCTACTTCTTAATAGATAACAATATATTATCTACTAAAATAGAAAATCTGTTTGGTAATACCACTGCTACTGCTGCTGGAATTTGTTTTTATGATGAGTCTAAAACTTTTATAGGATATTACAATGGGAATCAAGCTGGATACTTTGATGTTGTAATCCAAGATATTATTGAGGGCTTCCAAGATGCAGTATATTTTAGAATTTGTGGTTTCGCAGATGCTCCTATAATAGTAAATTCTCATATTGAAATAGATAAGTTAGACAAAGTTATACATGAAGATGATAAGATAGCTGTTTGTTATACAATGCTAAATGTTGATGGTAAAGAGTTTTATTCCCCAGATGGATGGGATGACCAAGCCTCTTGTTACTTAGCAAAGGATACAGGTGTTTATAAAGAAGGTAGAGGAGCTGTAGGGTATTTCTTTGTTACACCCTTTATACCTGTATATAATGTAGCTAAACTGCAATTTAATGGAGCCACATTTACTACTTGCTCTTTTTATGTTTTCTATGATAGAAACAGAAACATAATATCTCAAGTTAATGGAGACTCTAATACTGTTAGAGAAACTATTATTAATGTTCCAGATGATGTGTATTTTGTAAGATTCTGTGGTAATATTAAATACTCTTTCAAAGTATCTATAGTTGATTCAATCTATAAAGAGTACTTAAATACTATATTAAACAGTAATATTGCTGATAATACTGAATTATATAATGCTAATAGATTAATAAATAATCTGCATATTAGTAATAATAATTGTATATTGAAAAATGATGGTAATACTTATAATCATAGCAGTTATACAAACTACAAAGTATCAGAGTTTATAAATATAGATTACTTATTTAATTTTAAGTTTATTAAACTTGAAGCATATAGAAAAGCACAAGCTAACCCAATGGCTTTCTATGATAAGAACTTTAAGGTTATAGGTACAGCTTATAACCCAGCTTTGGTTAATACTGAAACTTTTGTAGATATTACATTAGATGCTCAGTTAATAGCTCAATACCCTAATGCAAAATATGTAAGAATAGGTATAAATACTAAATATGATTGGTCTATAATTTCTCCTATCTTAGATAGGATTAATATTACTGATAATACTGAACCATACCCAAGTTATAAGTATAACATGTTCACCAATGTAATATGTGGTGGAGATAGTGTTACTCAGGGATTTGTAGTAGAAGGTACAGCAGAAAAGCAATACATATATCGAGTAATGGAAGATTGCGCCTATCCAGTACATTTGAAGAAAATACACCCTAACTTGAATATAGTAACTAAAGCATTGTCTGGTATTAACAGTATTAACTGGTTATCTGATTTTTATCCAACAATAGATTTCTCTCAACAAGACTTATTCATACTTGAGTTAGGATTAAATGGAGGATTAGATATTAATGATATAAACACAGATGGTACTAATACTTATGCCTATAAGCAGATAGTTGCTGGGGCAAGAGCACAAAATCCTAATCTTATAATTGCATTAGTAAGGAGTCAGCATTTTGGAAGTACATGGGAACCAGTTATCAATACCCTTTCAACAAAGTATGATTGTGTGTATATAGATTTACATAATACTCAATATCTCAATCTTGATGATTTTATCTATCATGGTTATTACCAAAATGGAAATACAAGGGATAAAGATTATGCTCATTTTACAAGAAAGGGGTATAATGCTAAGGCTTATGTAATATCAAGATTACTGGCAGACAAACTTAGTGATGCTACTAAGTATAATTAAGGGAATAATATTTTTTATTCCTACTATAGTAAATGACTTATGCTATTGCATAGGTCATTACTTTTTAATATGTTTGCATAATAATATAAGGGAAGAAGATATGAAGAAGTATATAATAATCCTTATTCTAATATTGATTGGAGCTGTGGCTTATCTATCATATCAGAATAGACAATTAACTACTAAGTATGAAACTTCCATTGAGAATGTTAAAGCCTATGATGCTCAATTGAGTGGACTTGAAGGTGATAATAGAGTATTAAAACTAACAGTTGAACAGCTTAATTACTTCAATGATTCAATCATCAAGAAGATGAAAGTAGTCCAGAAGGAATTAGGTATAAAGGATAAGAGATTACAGCAGCTTCAATATGAAGCCAGTCATGCACAAAGACATGATACTATTGTTCTAAGAGATACTTTATTCAGAGACCCTCAGTTAAAGCTGGACACTATAGTGGGAGATAAGTGGTTTAAGACTAATCTTCATTTAGAATTCCCAAGTACTATAGCACTCAGTCCTGAGATAGAATTAGAGAGATATACATTCATAAATGGTAAAAGGGAGACTGTGAATCCACCAAAGAAATTCTTCTTGTTTAGGTGGTTCCAGAAGAAACATACAGTAGTAGAAGTGAATGTAAGGGAAATGAACCCTTATGTTAAGAACAAAACTCAAAGATTTATACAAATAGTTGAATAGTTATGATTGAAAGTGGAATACTTATTACAGCATTAATAGGCATTGTCACCACATTTACTTCGGGATTTACTGCATGGTTCTTTGCAAGAAAGAAGTATAATAGTGAGGTTGACAATAATCTGATAAACAACATGAAAGAATCTCTGGAGTTCTATACAAGGTTGTCTGAGGATAATAAACTTAGGCTTGATAGAGCCTTATCAAGGAATGAAGAACTTGAAAAGGAGGTAAAGGAATTAAGGCAACAGGTGATGGGCTTAATGACAAGTATATGTACAGACCTATCTTGTCAGATAAGAAAGGGAAATTATGAGGATGTGATTAATGAAAATAAGAAATACTATGAAGAGAGTACTTAATCTTGGGAGTCTTTCAAGAATAGTTGAAGGAGACCCTAATGAAATAACAGACGATGAAATCCTTGTAATCAAGGATAAGATTATAGAGGGTAAGATAATTGATATTCAAAAGAGAGTTGATGGTAAATTAGTATCTCTTATTACTGAGAAATACACTTACACTATCAATCCTACTCCTGCTGATGCTACAGTAGTTATCAATGGTTCAACTACTAAGAGTATTAGGGCAGCTAAAGGACATACAGTTACTTGGTCTGTATCAAAGACAGGGTTTGTAACTCAGTCTGGTAGTGATGTAATCTCTGGTGATGTATTAAAGAATATAACATTAGTAGAATCTGGCAGTTAATGAAACTATTATTAAGAAGAATATTTAAAGGACCTCAATATACCATAGGTAAACTCTATGTAAATGGAGTTTATGAATGTGATACTCTTGAGGATACTGACAGAGGTCTCTATGAAACACAATCTCTTCTGGAGATACAGAATAAGAAGGTCTATGGAAAGACAGCAATTCCCTATGGGACTTACAAGATTGATATGAATACTGTAAGTCCCAAATTCAAGGATAGGTCATGGGCTAAATTCTGTGGAGGAAAGTTACCCAGACTTATAGATGTGAAAGGATATGAGGGGGTACTAATCCATGTTGGTAATAAAGCTGAGGATACTTTAGGTTGTATCCTTGTTGGAGAGAACAAAGTCAAAGGTCAGGTTATTAATAGTACAGCATCATTCAATAAGCTAATGAAGTTGCTATTACAAGCTAATATAGATGGAGAAGACATTGAGTTAACAGTGGAATAAAAGTAGATTAAAGGGTGTGGTTATTATTAACTAACACCCTTTTATTTTGATACTTTGTTAAGTGTTTTACTTATAGTAAGACTACTGTTAGACTTATGCTATTGTGTATATGAAATATTTTTCAGAACTTTGCATAGTTTAATTAATGGAGAAGAGTATTATGGAAGGATTAGACATGAGTAATATCCTGTCACCAGATGAGGTTGATAACCTATTTACTGATGATGGGGGTGAAGAAACACAGGTTATTCCACCTGAAAAACAGGAAGAAGATAAAGATAATAAAACAACTACTGAGATTCCTGAAGTAGACCCTGAAAGTCTATTTGATGAATCAGAGAGCGTAGGTAGTGAGAAAGTAGATACTAAAGGCAAAGAGAGTACCTCTTCTAAAGAGACTGGTGCTTCTCCCAAAACTAACTTCTACTCTTCCATTGCCAGTGCTTTGAAAGAAGAAGGTATTCTCTCAGACCTTGATGATGAGACTTTAAGTAAGATTGAAAGTCCTGAAGACTTTGCTGAAGCTATGGAAGCTCAACTTAAAGCTCAACTTGATGAAAGACAAAAGAGGATAGATGAAGCACTTCAAGTGGGTATAGAACCTGATGAAGTTAGAAAGTATGAAGGAACAATCAGTTACCTTAATACTATCACAGAAGATGCTATCATTGATGAATCTGCTGAAGGTGAAAAACTGAGAAAACAACTTATCTTTCAAGATTTCCTTAATAGAGGATTCAGCAAAGAAAGAGCACAAAGAGAGACTCAAAAGTCTATTAGTTCAGGCTCTGATATTGAAGATGCAAAGGAAGCACTAGCAAGTAATAAAGAGTACTTTAAGCAAGAATATGATAATATTATTGCTGAAGCTAGAGAGGCAGAAGAAGCTGAAAAAGCTAGACTTAAGAAAGAGGCAGCAGACTTGAAGAAGGCTATCTTAGAAGATAAGGAAGTCTTTGAAGGGTTAGAGTTGGATAAAACTACAAGAGAGAAAGTTTACAACTCTATTAGTAAGCCTGTCTATAGAGACCCAGAAACTGGTGAGTATCTAACAGCAGTCCAAAAGTATGAAAGAGATAACAGACCAGACTTCTTAAAGAAGTTGGGAGTACTCTTTACATTAACTGATGGCTTTACAAACTTAGATAAGTTGGTTAAACCAACTGCTAAAAAGCAAGTTAGAAAGAGCCTAAGAGAATTGGAACACACTATCAACACTACTAGAAGAAATACAGATGGAAGTCTTAATTTCATGTCAGGTGTAAGTGATGACCCAGAATCAAAGGTTTCAGACTACGATATTGATGTGTAAATGAGATTGATTAATTTGTAAATGTTTAAGACATGGCTGGAAAATTAAGTAAATTCCAAATGATTGGTTTTCAACACTGGAAAGGGTTGACTACTGAAAATCACTTAGGTGCTATATTTCAACGTGCACCACAAAAGGCAACTAATCTTATGGTTCAGTTGTTAGCTTTCCATAGAGGAAAGACACTTGATACATTCCTTAATTCATTCCCTACTAAGGTATTTGACGATGATAGTGAATACTACTGGGATGTTATTGGTTCTTCAAGAAGAAATATTCCTCTGGTAGAAGCTAGAGATGAAAATGGTACTGTTATTACATCAACTACTACAGGTAATATTGGTGTTGGAGGTGCTCCTTTCTATCTTGTATTCCCTGAAGACTGGTTTGCAGATGGTGAAGTAATTGTAGGTAATCTGAATCAAGTATATCCTCAGAGAATTCTTGGTGATGGTAGACATGAAGGTACTAACTGTGTGTATAAGGTAGAACTTATGGGTGGTAACAGCAAGGGTATTCCTGTAGAAAGATTACTTGCTGGTGAAAGATACTCAGTAGAGTTTGCTCCTGTTGAAAGAGAACTCTCTAGAAAGGTTGGTGATGTTAGATTCACTAGTCCTGTTTCTATGAGAAATGAGTGGACTACTATTAGAATTCAACACAAGGAACCAGGTTCTAATCTTGATAGAAAGCTTGCTGTGGGTATTCCTATGGTACATAGAGATGAATCAGGTAAACAAGTTAAGGACACTGCAAATAAGTGGATGCACTATGTTGAGTGGGAAGTTGAATGCCAGTTCTCTGAATATAAGAACAATGCAATGGCTTTTGGTACTTCTAACAGAAATATCAATGGTGAATACATGAACTTTGGTAAGTCTGGTAATGTAATTAAGACTGGTGCTGGTATCTTTGAACAGACAGAAGTAGCTAATACTATGTACTACAATGATACTAATGGCTTAATGAAGTTGTTGCTGGATGCATTGTATGAACTGTCTGCTGGTAAGTTAGGTTTTGGTGATAGAAAGTTCATCATAAAGACTGGTGAAAGAGGTGCATTAATCTTTAATAGAGAAGCTAAGAAGACTACTTCTGGTTGGATGCCTATCATCTCAACTCAGAATCCTCCTACCTACTCTAAGGTTGCTAGTAACTTTGCACAGAATGCAATTGCAGTAACTGACTATCAGGTAACTGAATGGAGAGCACCTAATGGTGTAATGGTTACTCTTGATGTTGACCCATTCTATGATGATCCTGTAAGAAATAAGATTCTGCATCCTGAAGGTGGTGTAGCTTTCTCTTATAGATTTGATATTTGGTACATTGGTACTATGGACCAACCTAATATTCAGAAGTGCGCTATCAAGGGTCAAACTGAATTTAGAGGTTATCAATGGGGATTCAGAAATCCTTATACTGGACAGATGGGTAATCCTAATATGTCTTATGATGAGGATTCAGCTGTAATTCACAGAATGGCAACTTTGGGTACACTGGTATTAGACCCAACTAGAACAATGTCACTTATTCCTGCAATCCTGCAAGGATAATAATACTAAAAAGGAGGATTAACACTCCTCCTTTTTTCTTTTTTTAAATACTAAATGGAGAAGTAAATATGGCAAGTAAGAGAGTAGAAGAAGAACTTGACTTAGAAACTATTAATAGTGAAACAACTATAGTACCTCAGATGCCTGAGGAAGTTGAGGAACAACTACCTGTAAGAAGAGGTAGAAGTAATAAAGAGGCAGTTATCAATGAACCCATTAATTGTCTTAGGAATGAAAGAGTTATAGTAAGATATGTACCCAAAGAAAGTGGTATTGTGACTAACCCAAAGCATATTCTGTATGGAGGTATGGCTGAAAATGCAGTTAAGTATTTTACAGTTCCTCAATTAGAATCTGGTAAGTTAGTTAATATTCTTACTGATGGTGAGAAAGAATTCCTTGAAGACATAATGGGTCTTGAATTTAATGCTCTTTCAATTTATAAGAAAGAAAACAATTATTGGTCTAATAAACAAGTTAGATTATTGAAACAAGATAATATACTTGATCTATCAGACCCTGAGCAATATATCAAATATAAGATATTATTGGCTAATAAAGATGAGATTGCTCCTTCACTTCAAGCATTACAAGATATGCCTAAGGCTACATATAAGTATGTAATTATCAAAGAAGGTGAAGAAACTTCAAATGCTAGACAGGAAATGTCAGCTACAATGCAAGCTTATATGGAATATGGTAAGTATGAAAATGATGCAGATACTCTTAGAACTATCATTGAAACTATTGATGGTAGACCATTAGCCATTAATACTAAGATTGAGTTCTTGCAAACTAAGATTAATAAACTCATTCAGGCTGATGCTAAGTTGTTCTTAAAGGTTATCACAGACCCTCTGTTATCTACTAAGGTACTTATCAAGAGAGCAGTTGAAGGTGGACTTATTGCTAATAGAGGAGGCTTCTTCTATTTAAGAGAAGATAATAGTCCTTTATGTAGTAATAAAGAAGACCCAACCTTTAATATAGCAGCTAAGTTCTTAGCTTCACCTAAGAACCAAGCTCTGAAGTTTTCTATTGAAGCTAAACTGAAAGAATAATGAATGTAACAGAATTCTTTGATAGGTTTAATGTCCTATACAATAACATAGATTCTAATGCTGCTCCAGGCTTAAATGGTTATGAGATTAGTGTTTGTTTAACAAAAGGTCAAGAAGAGATTATAAAGAATCACTTTAACCCTCAAGGTAATAAGTACCAAGAGGGTTTCAGTGACTCACCTAAAAGAGATGCAGACTTTAAGAATTTGATTAAGACATCAGCAACTCCTCAACTTATACCACTAGACCCAGTGTATAGGTTAGATAGTAGAAGTGTTGTATTTAAGATTCCTGATGATGCATTCATACTTTTAAATGAGCAGTTTCATACTGATCTTATGAAGTACTCTCCTTTAATGCCTAAATATCTCACACCTGCTGAATTTAATGCTGCATTAAAGAAACCCTTCAAGTATCCTCCAAAAGCTGAAGCTTGGGTGATACAAGGTGATCATACTGAAGTTGGAGGTACAATTGAAGTATTATCAAATCCTCCTACACAAACAGTAACATTTAGATATATAAAAAGACCTGCTCCTATTATAGTAGAAGACCTTACTCCGTATGGTACATCTATTAATGGAGTTAGTACAGTTTCTGAATGTGAATTAGATTCAAGCATACATGAAGAAATACTTCAAAGAGCTGTAGAAATAGCTAAGGCTGCTTATACAGGAGATGTAAATACTAGTATTCAAATGGGTCAAAGATCAGAATAGTTATGAATAGATTTGAGATGAGTAATGAGATGGATGTTCTTCTTAGTGCTTATACACTAGATGTAGCTATTGTACTTGATGAATACGAGAAGTCAGTATATCTAACTAAAGCTCAAGAGGATATTGTATTAGAGATATATAATGGTAGAAACAACCTTGGTATTTCATTTGAATCTAATGAAGAAGCTAGGAGATTTCTAGTTGAAGCAGTTAAAGAGTTTAATAATGAAATAGCTACTCCTGCAAAGGAGGCTAATATTACATTACCTCTTGATGTATGGTTTATAACCTATGAAGAATGTATTCTAAGTGACACTACATTAGGGTGTAAAGATGGTAAGACTGCCTTAATAACTCCTATTAGACAAGATGAGTTATATAAGGTGTTAAAGAATCCATTTAAAGGACCTTCAGATAATAGAGTACTTAGAATAGATATTAATGATTCTATCAGGCTAATATCTAAATATAACATGAGTAAGTACCACTGTTTCTATCTAAGTAAACCAACTCCTATCATATTAGTTGATATAGGAGACTTAGAGATTGGTGGATATTCTACTGCTATGGATTGTATGTTAGATGATAGCTTACATAATATGATAGTAGAGAGAGCTGTTAGATTAGCTCTTTCAAGTAAAGCACAATATGCAAATAAAGAAAATAATAATCAATAATAGCTTTGTTAGTAATAAAGCTAATGTTTAATTTAATACATAATATATTATGGCTGTTTATAGCGTGAACCAAGTAAGACATTTATATGTCGCAAAAAATCTGAAAACTGAAAAAGATGAGTTAACAACTGCTGGTGATATTCTGCCTAAGGCAGATAAAGCTAAGACTACTCTGTATTTCAAGTATTATAGCCCAGCTGGTCTTGTTGAATCTAGTGATAAGATTCATATTCCTAATGTGACTTATGCAAAGGCTACTTCTTCTAAAGATCTGGCTAAGAAGTTAGATAGATACCAAGTAGTTTTGGATGCTAATATCAATGGTGGTGCTCCTGTAGCTGGTCAAGATTATATCTTGAGACTTGCTTTCAGACAGTATGTAGGTTTATCTCCTGAAGACCAGTATTGGAAATATGGTATGGTACATGCAGTTAGTGGCATGTCAGCATCAGATTTCTACAAGGCTTTGGCTTTGTCTTTAGGTAAGAACTTAGCAAGAGAAGCTACTCCATTAGTAACAATCTATTTAGTATCAGGTGCTTCTGATAGTAAAACTTATACTAAGGTAGATATTGATACAAACCCTGCAACTCTAACTGGTACTTATACTGGTATTCAGATTGAACAGGTAGCTCAAGATTGGATTCTTGGTGTAATGCCTCAGGGCTATATTCCTTTTGCAGTTCAGCCTACTAATATCACTTATGAAGGTGATGAGAGAATCTGGGGTACAGTAACTACTATTACTCCTATTAACACTGTTCAAGATGGTCATGAAATTGCAGACCTTGAATACTTCACAATGGGTGCTAGAGGTGACTTGTACAGAAATATGGGATGGCCCAATGTTATTCATACTACTTATTTGGTAGACCCAACTCAGAAGTATGATGTATTGGATATCAATTACTACTGGGCTGGTGGTGCAGAAGATGTACAGAAGTCTCCTAGAACACTGACATTAGTAGCTGTAGATGATGGCAACCACACTACAATGAATGCTCTCATTAAGGCAATCAATGGTGCAAGTGGTTTGACTATTGCTGCTCTGCTGTAAACTGAGTTAACAATTATAAAGAGCATAGATTAAAAACTATGCTCTTTTTTTATCACTAATAATTAAGATGAAGTACACAGGCATAATTTATATGTATGAATCTCCTTCTGGCAAATATTATATAGGACAAACTACTAGACCAAAATCAAGAAAGAATGAGCATGCTAGTATGTCCTATAATAATAGTGAGTTACCATTTCATAGAGCTATTAGAAAGTATGGATTTAAGAATTTAAAATATTCTGTATTGTGTACTATTACATGTAATAGTTTAGAGAATCTTAAAGATATTCTTATTATCTATTGATAATGTAGAACTTGCAGAGTATTCAAGAATAATTGATGCTGCTAAAGATAATAATTCAAAGTGCTATCAGTATGGCTATATCTGGAAAGAAAAAGACTGCTGGTGGATACAAATGGAAATATAAGGAGGAATTTTAATGATTAGATTTAATGAATTGCGCATTAGTTCTGATGGTAAGTATCTTATTATAGATGCTTCTGTAGATAGTCAGGACTTCTATAATGATGTACTATTGGATAGTGTAGTTATAGATACACAAGATACATACATTCTTAATGGTCCTAGTAGTAATCCTGTTTACACTTATACTGTAGGTGATAGCTATGATTTAACTTACTCTATACCTGAACAATGTAATTGTAATCCTGTTCTTGAAGAAGAGGATCAATCATATTGCTTTACTTATGGTTCCTATGAAAAGAAGAATGTAAGACTAGTACTACAAGCAGGAGATATGAACCTAAGTACTCTTAATGATACTATGTTCTTTGTGTATGTAATTACTACAGGGGAACCATCAGCTGATGCACCTGAGAGTACTATTAGTCCTCAAATAATGGGTACTGTAACTAACTTATATCCATACTATCAAAGTATGATGAAGTCAGTTAAAGAGTTAATTAATGAGTGCAAGATACCTAAGAACTTTATTGATTTTTCATTAAGGTTGAAGGCACTTGAGTTATGTATAAGAACTGGTAATTATCCTCAGGCTATTGTCTATTGGAATAAGTTCTTCAAAGGCAAGATGTCTAAACCAGTAGTAACTAATTGTAGCTGTTATGCATGAAATAGATAATGTATCTTATGATGCTATTTACAGATACTTTAATGCTTTACCAAAGTTTGGTTATAAAAGCTATGGTGATGTAGAGAAGTTAATAGCATTACTTACACTAGATGAGATGCTTCATGTATTTAATGAATACATAGATGAAGATGATTTCAGAGCTATAATAAATGCTATCTATTGTTTAAGTGGAACTACTTGTCTTATAAGATATCCAGAATTTGTTAATCATGATAGTCTTACACATAAGACTAAGATAGGATTTACTGCTAGAATAACTGAAGATAATGTTATCAGGGATACTGAAGACTATAGACTTAGAATAGAAGTATAACACTTATAGCCAGTAAATAAAACCAGTAAAGACCTTGTGTATGTGAGTTTAATTACTTACCTTTGCACAAGGTCTTAATTGTATAATTAAATATGTAATAATATGACATGGAGAGAAATTATATACATGTGCTCTGATGAATTAAAGCTTTCTAGTGATGATTCCTACTATACTGAGGATCACTTAAAGTTCTTAATCAGTAAGTACAGAAGTTTCATCTTGAAGCAGCGTTACTCGGATTTAAAGAAGTTTATACCTGAGAGTAACTTTAGTACTATATGCCTTGACTTAATGGAAGTACCTGCAATCTCTGGTGAGCCATGTGAGGGTGGAGTATATCTTAGAACTACAAAGAAGGTTCCTTTTATGATGGGTATTAAGCAACCTAGAGTATATCCAGTAGACTATTATCAAGGTGAGATTACTTATATTTCAAGAGATAGAATGAAATATGTAGGATTTAATAAATACCTTAGTAATATCATATATTGCTCTTTAGCCCCTGATAATTACATCTACTTCAAGTCTAGTAATCCTCAGTACTTATACCTTGAAAAGGTTAGAATAACTGCACTATTCTCTGATGTAGAAGAAACTTTTGGATTACAGTGTGATGAAGATGGTCAAATATGTGAGTTACTTGACTCTGACTTTCCTTTGGAATCTGCATTAGTTTCACCATTAGTAGAGCTTGTAGTTAAAGAGTTAAGAGGTCCTGAATATTCTCCTGAAGATAAGGTAAATGATGCTAATGATAATTTGTTCAATGTAAGTACTAAGTAATGGAAAGTTATAAAAGTTTTAGAAGTAAACTATTAAAGTTAGATAAACCCAGAGTTCATAAGATTAGAGGTTCACTTGGTATTTATGATGGATATAAGTACTATAGAAAGAACAAACCTTCTGACCATAAATATGTATTAACTGAGTCTCAGTACTTTGCTATCACTAGAAGAGTTAATAACTTATTAGCTGATAATCTAATCAAAGGTGAAGAGATTAGCTTCCCTCATAGGATGGGTAGATTAGAAATTAGAAAGAATGCTGGTAAAGTTAAGTTAAATACTAATGGTGAACCTGTAACTAATCTACCTATTGATTGGGATAGAACACTTAAATTATGGTATGATGATGAAGAGTCTTATAATAATAAGACCTTAATTAGAGTTGAGGAAAGAGAGATATTTAAAATATACTATAATAGAGGTAAAGCTAACTATAATAATAAGTTTTTCTTTGAGTTTAGTGTGAATAGAGAGCTAAAGAAAAGACTTAAAGAGAAGATTAAAGAAGGTAAGATTGAAGCTATGTACTTAGATAAAAGTAAAAGATACTATGGTAAATAATGTAACATATACAAATATTCGTGAAATCGCCAGCAGGTTGATGCGCCATCCTTTAATGGTTGATTTAACTCTTGAATCTATTATACAGTACACTGTGGACTTCATAGGTAGAATGGGATTGCCACCTATTTACTATGATAAGGTTGAAACTGTAGAAATTAAGAACTATAGAGCAAAACTTCCATGTGATCTAATAGCTATTAGACAAGTGAAAGATGCTAAGAATAACACTTCTCTTAGGGCTACTACTGATACCTTTCATCTAATACATGATGATAAGAGATTCCTTGAAAGACAAGAGGGAACCTTTAAGGTTCAAGGTAATATCATATATACTTCATTTAAGGAAGGTCATCTAGTTATTGCTTATAGAGCTATTCCAGTAGATGATGAAGGATTGCCTTTAATTCCTGATAACTCAGTATTTCTTAAAGCACTAGAGTTATTCATTAAGAAAGAATGGTTTACTATTCTATTTGATATGGGTAAAATAGCTCCAGCAGTATTACAGAATGTACAACAGGAATATGCTTGGTCAGCTGGACAATGTAATATGGAATTTACATTACCATCAGTATCTGAAATGGAGGCAATTAGTAACATATTAAATCAAATGATACCAAGAACTAATGAATTTAGAAAAGGATTTAAACCACTTGGTAACAAGGAATTTATAAAATCACACGGATAATGGCAATGAAAATTTCTCAACACGTAATCCAAGGCATGAGTAGGGATACTACTGTTAGTAAGTTTAACCCTAAATATGCCTTTGATGCTTTGAACATAAGAATAACTGCAAGAGATAATAATACTCTTCTTTCAGTTACTAATGAGAAAGGTAATAAAGAAGTGCCTTCTAATCATGAAATAGAAGGTACTTACTTAGGTAGCTGTATTCTTAATAATACTCTTATTGTATTTGCTAAGGATTCTATAGCAGATAGAATATATAAGTTTATCTATGAGAATGGGAAATTCACTTCCTCAGTTCTTTTTATGGGACAGCTTAATCTTGATGTAGAGCATCCTGTAGAAACCTTAGGTATATATGAGAATGAAGATATACAGAAAGTCTACTGGATAGATGGTATTAATCAGGCTAGAGTATTGAATATAACTAAAGATGTGTATATCAATGCAGATGAATTTGACTTTATAGGAGCCATACATACCAATGCTACAATTAATGTAGATAAGGTAAATAGTAGTGGTACTTTTAGTCAAGGTGTTATTCAATATGCATTTAGTTACTATAATAAATATGGTAAGGAAACTAATATATTTAGCACTTCTCCTCTTCTCTATATCTCACATAAAGATAGAGGAACTTCTCCTGAAGACACTGTAGCCTGTTCATTTAATATACAGCTTAACAATCTTGACACATCTTATGATTATGTAAGAATATATTCTATACATAGAACATCTATAGATGCTACTCCTCAAGTAAAGGTAGTTGCTGACTTAGTTACTACAACTCAGTTATATGTAGATACTGGTACTACTGGAGAAAGTGTGGACCCTACTATTCTTTTATATGTAGGTGGTGAAGAAATAGCCCCTTATACTATGGAACAAAAGGATAATACTTTATTCTTAGGTAACTATACTATTAAGAGAGAGTTAATTTCTACTGACTTACAGTATCAAATTAAGGAGAATGCTAGTGTAACCTTCTTCAAGAGAACTCTTACTGATGTATCAGATTTAGGAGATATGTACAGAGCTAATTATCAGCTTAATTATAACTCTAATCAGATTAAGGGATTTCAAAAAGGTGAAGTATATAGAGTAGGTATTCAGTTTCAAGATACCAAAGGTAAATGGAGTGAGGTAGTATTTGTAGGAGACTATGAATGTACTGAAAGAAATGAGAGTCATAATTCTCTAAATCAGTTTATACTTTATGCATCTGCAATTAATGTTACAGTCAATGATGTAGCTACTGTGCAAGCTATTAAAGACCTAGGATATATTAAAGCTAGAGGAGTAGTATGTTTCCCAGACTTTAATGATAGAAATGTTATTTGTCAAGGTATATTATGTCCTACTGTAGCTAACTATAAAGATAGATTAGATAATAGTCCATTTGCACAGTCATCATGGTTTACAAGACCTTTTATGCCTGATGATTCATGGGTTAATGAATATAGAACTATGGCACATGATTGCAGTAAAGGTGAAGTACCTTACTTCTATCACAATGGTCCCATAGGCTCAGCATCAATAAATGACTTAACTAGAAGTGAAATACAGACAGCATTAGGTGTAGTTCCTTATATTCCTACAGGCACAGACCCAGGTGAATATACTGATAAAAGTATGTCTGAATTCCTTGTAGACCATAACATAGTTACCATGCATTCACCTGAAGTGGAGTTTAATGATAACCTACAGAACTTAGTTAATGCTGATTATAAGTTAAGAATTATAGGTGCAGTAGCACTTAATAATACATTGAGTGATATTAGTTTAACCACTTCTACACCTTCATTAGCACCTAAAACTCTTGGATTCTATAAGGGTAAAGTATGTAATACTAGAATGTGGAATTACTCTGTTACTGGTGAAGGTGGTAGACAAATCTCTTCAGGTTTATTTTGGGCAGACAGTTTAAAATATACTACCTTTACACCTTTAGTATTAGGTCAAAGACTATGGATGGTTTATCCTTGGCATAGAAATGGTTCACTAATTAATGCTGGTGTTCCTACAGATGGAAATACAAGACCAGCAGCACTTGGTAGAAAGGTTATTAGTAACTTGAAATTCTCTGCTGATAATATATATCTTGATACTCCTTGGACTGATGATTCTGGTGAATATACTGGTATTACTCCAGTTAATTCATGGACTGCTGGGATGGTTAGAATAAAGGCTCCTCTTAATTCAGGATTGCAGGATTTAAACTATTATGCAGATATAGATAAAGTATTACCTTTTAATAGAAGTAATACAGTATCTTCTGATTATGAGAATGGTTATCCTATATATACATCATCAAGTGCTGTATCTAATGGTAGTATAACTCCTATATTCAATGCTGCTAATAATAATGTAATATCTGTAAATACATTAGATTCTTCAATAATTGAAGTAGAAGATGAAGATAAATATGGTACTGAGCCTGTTAGTATGAAGTATAAATCAAACCCTCATCTAGTATTTGCATTTAACTATACTGCATCTGGTAAACAGTCTGTTCTTCCTAAGAACAATACTTGTACTTCAATACTACAGAATAGTCCTACTACTAAGCCATTTTGGAATACAGATGCTCCTGATGGTGATACTGTGTATCAGGGTAATATTACTTACACTGATAGTCAAGACAGAGCTATATTATGGTTAGCTGAATTATACAGAGACAATGTAGTTAATAGATTTGGTGGTGATACTCCTGAGGCTATACTTAATAATACATTCTTACCAGCAGGTGATACTGTATTAATAGGTGAGAATATTAATATAAACTGTACAGAAGGAGATACTTATATACAAAGATATGATTGTTTAAGAACCTTTGCTTCAACTAGTGAAGATCAAAACAGCATTGTAGATATAGTATCATTTATGTGTGAGACTAGAATTAATATAGATGGAAGGTATGATAGAAACAGAGGATTAGTTAATAATTTAAATATGAGTCCAACAAACTTCAATCTATTTAATCCTGTATATTCTCAGTCTAATAATTACTTTACTTTCAGAACAATTGATTATGAGAGATACAGTAATAGTTTATTCCCTAATTCATTGACATGGACTAAAGAGAAGACCTTAGGTGAGGATATTGATACGTGGACTAATATTACATTAGCTTCAAATCTTACATTAGATGGTGATAGAGGTAATCTTAACTTACTCAAGAAGATAGGCAATGACATCTTTGCATTTCAAGATAAGGGCATTTCAAGAGTACTGTTTAATAGTACAGTACAGGTTAATACTAATGATGGAATACCTATTGAAATAGCTAATAGTGGTAAAGTTGATGGTAAGAGATATGTAACTCTAACTAATGGATTACAGAATAAATGGGCATCCTATTTAAGTCCTAGTGGTTTATATTTCATAGATAACTTTACTAATGACTTGATGTTGTTTAATGGAGAATCATTAAAGAGTTTATCCTCAGAGAAAGGATATAGAACCTTTATTAATAAGTACAACTCTACTGATATATGGAATGCAAGAGATTTCTCAAACTTTATTATACAGAGAGATAGTACTAATGATGAGATTTATTATATCCATAAGGACTTTGCTCTATGTTATTCAGAATTACTTCAAGAGTTTGTATCATTCTTTAGTTATGATTCAGTTCCTCTTATGTTTAATATGGGTGGCAAGTTCTTTAGTTTAAAGAATGGAATTATCTGGGAACATGAGGCAGGAGACTATAATAGTTTCTATGGTGTAACCAAACCATATTATATTACTGTTATAGATAATAGTGATGAACCTTATGATAAGATATACAACACTCTTGAATTTAGAGCTGATACTTGGGATGGTGACACATTACTTAATAATGTAACATTTGATACCCTAGATGTGTGGAATGAATATCAGCATGGTACTTTAAATCTTACTACTACATTAGGTCAACCCTCACCTTTGAAGAAGAAGTTTAGAGTGTGGAGAGCTAATATACCAAGAGATAACAGTAACAAGTTGAATAGAATTAGAAACACTTGGGTATATGTTAAATTAGCAATGAATGACCCTAAGACTTATAGAACTGAGTTTCATGATATGATATTACATTACTTTGTATAATATTAGTAAGGCTGGCTAACCTAAGTGTGTAGTCAGCCTTTACTTTTTCACTTAAAGTATTGGTAGTGTCAATATCTTTACTTATATTTGCAACAAATTAATTATGCTATGGCTAAAAGGAAAATTATAAGAAGACAAAATAAACCATATACATTTGCAATAGGAGGTGCATTAGCTAATGCAGGAGCCACTGCTGTTAGTGGACTTATTAATCCATCAGGCAATAGTACTGGTGTAGGTAATGCTATGCAAACTATTGGTAGTATAGCTTCAAATATTCCTGGAGTAGGAGGACTTATAGGTGCTGGAGTAAATATGTTGGGAGGTGTGGTTAATGCTGCCTTTGGAAGTAAAATCAATAAAGAGTTTGTTGATGATACTGAAGCTTCAGCTAAACAACAATCAGGCTATGTTTCTGGTGCTTCAACTAATGATCAGTTACTTAGTGACTGGTCTAATTTTAATAACTTAGCTAATGTAACTAAATCACAAGTTGGCTCAGATGGGTGGTTCAGTAGTAAAGCTAAGAGGGAAACCAGAAGACTAAATAAAGAAATAGACAATGCTAATCTAAGAGCACAGAAATCACTAGTAAATACAGCAGGTAATATAGATACATCTAATGATAGTGCATTACTAGCTAACTATGCTGCTGATGGTGGATTATTACTCACAGGAGATGCTATTGACTATAATTTCATTAATGAACAATTATATAATAAGAGACTAGAAGCTATGAGTAAGAATAAACTAACATCTATGCCTAACTCATTTGAAGTTCCACAGTATGGTATAGATTATTTTGCAGATGGAGGTAACTTATCAAGTAAAGATTATGGCTCTAAGAAGAAACCCTATCCTATGGTTCCTTCTAGTGACTTTGCAGGTCCACATAGAAGTTACCCTATTCCAACTAAAGCTAATGCTAGAGATGCACTTAGATTAGCTGGACTTCATGGTAATTCTAGTGTAAGAGCTAAAGTATTGGCTAAATATCCTTCATTAAGAAAGGAAGATGGTGGTATGCTATTTGCTGAAGGTGGAGGTATTCATATTAAGAAAAAGAATAAAGGTAAATTTACTGAATATTGTGGTGGTAAAGTTACTGCTGAATGTATAGCAAGAGGTAAAAGAAGTAATAATCCTACTATAGTAAAGAGAGCTACTTTTGCTGACAATGCAAGAGGTTGGGCTAAAGCTAATGGTGGTTATATGGACTATAATTATGATGAAACCTTTGCACCAACAGGTACTTTATTTCAAGGAGCTTGGGATTCATTAACCACACATCCAGATGCTTTGACTCATGGTGGAGTATTTAGTGATGGGGTTACTGTAGTAGGTGAAGGTGGTTCTCATGAAGAGAATCCTCTAAGTGGAGTACCTATGGGATTAGCTCCTGATGGTCAACCTAATTTAGTTGAAGAAGGTGAAGTTGTATTCAATGACTATGTATTTAGTAATAGATTACATCCTACTGAAAAGATGCTCAAACAGTACAACATCCCACTAAAATATAAAGACCATACCTTTGCTAGTATAGCTGAGAAGTTTAATAAAGAACCTAAAGAAAGACCTAATGATCCTATAGCTAAGAGAGGATTACTTGCTAATATGGGTAAACTAATGCAAGCTCAAGAAGAAGTCAGAGCTAAGAAAGAAGCTAGACAAGGTACTCAATTTGCATTAGGTGGATTTACAAATGCAAATGATGATACTCTGTTATATGGTGACCCATTTACTTATAATGATTTCTTAGGTAGTCAAGGTAGTATATCTAACCCTAATGATAACTCACCTTCAAGTGATGAAGATGGTTTTGGTGCTTCATGGTTAAGATATGCACCTGTTGTAGGTTCTGGTATCAGTGCTTTAGCTAGTTTAAGAGATAAACCTAACTATGCAGGTGCTAATGCTGTAGGCAATGCAGTAGCTAATATGTCTCCTATTACAGCAACTCCAATAGGAAATAAGCTAAGATATACTCCATTAGATAGAGAGTTTTACCTTAATAAACTTGATGCTAGTGCTGGAGCTACTAGAAGAGCTGTTAATAATAATGCAGGAGGTAATAGAGGTACTGCAATGGCAGGTATCTTAGCTGCTGATTATAATTATGGTCAGAACTTAGGCAACTTTGCTAGACAAGCTGAAGAGTATAACCAAGCTCAAAAGGAAAGAGTTGAAGGATTTAATAGACAAACTGATATGTTTAATAGTGAAGCAGGATTAAAAGCTGCTACAGCTACTCAAGGTGCTAGAGAGGCTCAACTTAGAGGTATTATTGAAGAATATAATATGAGAAATGCTGAAAGAAATAGAGTTAGTGCTAATAGATCAGCTAATCTAACAGGATTCTTTGATAACTTAGGTGAGGTTGGTAGAGAAGAATTTATTCGTAATCAAATTCAAAGTAACCCTGCATACAATTACAATCTTACTAGAAGTGGTAAAGTAAAGTATAAAGGTAATAAGAAGGGAGGTAAGAATGGCTAGTCTAGTAATTGGATCAAAGTTTAGACCATTCTCTTATTCTGAGATGTTAGCCCCAATTGAAGCAGCAACTACTGAACATAGGGCTATTGAAGAGGGTTTAGGTGAGCTGTCAGCTAAAGCTGGTATGTGGGATAAATTAGCTAATCAGCAATCAGACCCTGTAGCTTATGCTCAATATAAAACTTATGCTGATGATTTAACTAAGCAGGCAGACCTTTTAGCTAGACAAGGTTTAACACCAGAGAGTAGAAGAGGTTTGTTAGATATGAAGAGAAGATACAGTAATGAGATTACTCCTATAGAAGTAGCTGCAACTAAGAGAGAAGAATTAACTAAAGCTCAAAGAGAAGCCATTCAAAAGGACCCTTCATTAATGTTTAATATTGACTATGGTACTGCATCTCTTGATGATTTAATTAATAACCCTAATGCTACTTATAATACTATTAGTGGTTCAGAGTTATCTAAGAGAGCTAGTACGATGGCTTCAAACTTAGCTAAGACTATACAGGAGAATCCTCAGTATCAATCAATATTTGGTGGTCAGTATTTCCAGCAAATGCAACAGTTAGGTTATAGTCCTCAACAGGTCATGCAGACTATAATGAATGACCCTAATGCTCCTAAAGAATTGAAGCAAGTAGTTGATACTATATGGCAGGAATCTGGTCTTGATACATGGGACCAAGCTACTCAAGCAAGAGCAAGAGATTATATTAATGCTGGTCTATATGATGCTATTGGTACTCAGAGATATGATACTCAAGTTAATAGAGGTTACATGAGTCCTATGGAAACTGAAAGAGCTTCTATGATGAAAGATCAATTTGAGTGGCAGAAGAAGAAATGGGAAGAAGATAGACTAGGAATAGAATTACCTGATGGTTCTAGAATCAAAGATGTAGGAAATGGTAAAGTTAGAATTACTTATCCTGATGGTAGATTTGAATTAAGAAATGCACCTAAAGCAGAATCTAATTCAGAATTAAAACCAAGTGCTGGTATGAAAGCTCCTCAAGATGTTAGGGTTATTGTAGCAGATAAAGCAGGGGGTAGTTGGGTAGCTGACTTAGAAGGTGAAGATAATACAGGTTGGTATAACTGGGTAGATTTTAGCAGAAGCACCAGGGATTGGGGTTCAGATGCTAGAGTACCAAATTCAGATAAATTACAACAAGTTGCTTTTGAAGAAGTTCCTAGAGGAGTATTATCTAAAATAGTAAATAAAATGGAGTCTAATGTAGACCCTAAATTATATAATTTTTATAAAGTAAAGGGTAGTAAATTAGGATATATTGCTGTGCCTAAAATGGTTGATTTTGCACCACAATCTAATGCAGAACCTACATATAATAATAGTGTTACACCAGCAACTGATAGTCTATCAGTTATTAAGTCTAATTTAATGGCAGATTAAAATGGGAGAAATTAAGTATAATGGAATAAAAGGACTTACTGCTAATGATAGAGTACAGTGGGAAAAGGATAATATTGAAGAATTAAATGCTAGAGGATATAATTCTTTACCTGAAAATGACAAACATGAGATATTCAAATCTTGGGCCTTTAAGTCTAAATTTGGTAATAGATCAGACTATAATATAATTAAGAATTATACTCCTGAACAAAAAGATAGTCTATACAATGGTGACTTGTTTAAGATTCAAGAAATAGAACATACTGATGATGAACAAGTTAAAGCTATTGGTAAAGCCTTTCAGCAGGGTCAACAATTTCAAGAAGAAGCATCTAAGCTTAACAGTATTTATAACCAATGGCCTGCTAGAGGTAGAAAAGCTCTTGATGAGTTTGATAAGATAGCTGATAATGTATCTCCTTATTATAAGAGATACAAGAACACTGAATACTTGCCTTTCTCTGATGAAGAGAAGTATAAGATAGCAGCAGAATACAATGCTGCTAAGGCTGCTTATGGAGAACAGGAAGCTAATAATATACTTAGAAGAAAGATGCAAAATACAGCATCAAAGAATCAACCTTTAACAGAAAAAGTATGGAATGGTTTTGTTGGATTATCTAATCAAACTGTTGGTGCTTTAATTAGCACTGCTGGTATGGTTAAAGGAGCTATTGACTATATAGGCGATGATAGGGATATGAATATAGACAATGCCTTCTTTGACTTTATGAATCATGTTTTAGATAATTCATGGTCTAGATTTGGTAATGATGTAATGCAATATGGTAGTATATTTGATGCTGAGAGAAGAGAGAAAGCTAAAGCTGAAGGACTATCTACAGTGCCAATCATTAGAACTACATCAGAAGAACAAGGTGGAATACTTGATAACCTACTTAGTGTCAATACTATACCAGAGTTAATTAACCAACAAGGTTTTACAATAGCATCTATTCTTACTGGTGCTGGTCTTTCTTCTATTTCAAGTAAGGCATTTCAAGGTGTTAAGAACATAACTATGGCTGCTAATAGAGCAGGTGCACTTAATAATCTTGAGAAGGTTAATACTGTTCTTAAAGGCTTACAACAGACTCAACAAAAGGTTAATGCTTTCTTAATTCCTGCAATGGTTAGTACTGTTGAGGGAGTGAGTGAAGGTCTTAATACTAAGATACAGTTTCTTGATGATGCCAAGAAAATGATTGCTGAAACACAAGCTAAGGCAGTTAATGATGAATTTAATAGGAGACTACAGAATCCTGAGGAACTTAGTAGACAAGGTTATAACCCACAGGATGCAAAGTCTATAGAGAAACTATATAAGGACATCTATGATAGCTATGCTCCTAGATATGAGGAAGCTGTTAAGAAAGCAGAAGTAAATGCAGCTAAAGCAGGTGTATATAATATGGGCCTTAATTCTATGATTAATGGGGCTTTAAATATGACTCTTAAAGCTGGTCTTCAAACACCTTCTGTCCAAGAAGCTATGAGAAGAAATAGATTAGGTAGGTTATTCACACCACAAGATTTTAGAGTAGAGGCAGGTAGGGTGATACCTTCTTATGGTAAGATAAGTAAAGTACTTAATGTATTACAAGAACCTGCTGGTGAATTTACTGATGAATATCTTCAAAGTGTGTCAGATGCCTTTACAAGAGGTGGTGCTGAATATAACTTACAGAATTACATTACTAATAAATATAAAGGTGATGGCAAGGATGTAGTAGATGAATCTCTTGCTAATGACCTCTTTGCAGCTAGTAGAGCAGCAGGTGATGCAATGACAGATAAAGAAACTATCCTTTCTGGTATCTATGGTGCCTTAGCTTCTGGTATGGGTACTCCTACTATTAACAATAGAAGAGGTCCTGCTATCAGAAGAGAGGGTGAATCTAATCTTAGTTATACTATGAGAAGGTCTCCTATTACATATAGAAATCCTATATGGGAAGCTATTCAAGAGCAAAGAGAAGCTGGTGAAGAAAGATCAACTGCTGCAAGTATAATGACTGATTGGATACAAGACCCTACTAATAAATCTAAGTATGATGGACTAGTTGGTACTCTCAATTGGGCTAAATCTATGGATGAAGCATCAGGTAGAAATGATGAGTTTGATTATAGAAACAGTGAACTAGGAAAGACCATTAATGATGTTATGACTCTTGAGAAACTAAGAGGAACAGACTATTATAACTCATTTATGCAGGACTTGATTAGAACTGCTAACCTTGAAGAAGGTTCAGAAGAAGCTCAAGCTTTAGTCCAACAATTCAAGAATGCACCTAACAACAGAGATATTGAACAAGATGATTCTCAGATACTTTCTACTATAAAGAAGAATAGCAATAGACTTCTTGATACTATGAGCAAGATAGCTACAGAATCTGAAAGTATTGATAAGATGTTAGGTAATGCTGCTGATGAAGATACTAAACAAGCTCTTATTTATGGTAAGTTAAGTGTAGACTCTTGGAGAGAAAGAGCTACACAGTTAGAGGATGAATTATCTAAAGTCCCTATTAACCCTACCACTTCAAGTAATCTTAGTGAAGCACAGAGAGATGCTCTTATTAGTTATGGTACTCAGGATAAGATAAACAATGCTTATGATAAGTTAACTAAGAAGAAGGATGAACTTAAGAAGGATATAGAGAATATCACTAAAAGAAAGAACCTTGAAGTTAATGAAGAGCCTGCACTTAGAGCTAAGAGAGTAGCACTTAAGACTATAGATAAACAACTCAAGAAACTAGGCAGAGAAAGAGATAATAGTATAGAAGGAACTGTTCTTAGTGAGGCAGATATTATGTCTCTCAATCCAGTGGACAGAGCTACTATACTTAATCCTGAGAATAAGTCTAAGTATAGTGAGGAACAAAGAGCTATTATAGATAATGTAATAAGAGAAGGTACTTTACAATATAATGATTTTGTGGATAAAGTACAAGATGCTGGTAGAATTAACTTAGCTCAACAGGCTTATTTAACTCAATATAATAGCATACTTAGTGACCCTGCAAGCTTCAATGCCTTTGCTAATAGAATCAAGCAACAAGTTGCTGATGATAATACAAAGAAGAAGTATGAATTCTTAAATGGAGTACAAGATTATGCTACCTTTGTCAAGGGCTTGGATAAAGCATATAGAGAGTCTGATGTAAGAGAAAGACAGGTTATTAGAAACATACTTAGTGAGAATGAAAACTACAAGAGATACCTTGAAGATAATAAGAACCTTGAGGGTATGTTTGACCAGTTAGATTCTAATGATAAGTTCAAAGAACTTGATGAGAATGATAGAAATGTCATAATGACTACTATGCAATTCTTAGTTGATAAAGGTGTTAGTCCAACTGATGCTACAGCATTAGCTGCACTTACTGCACAAGATGAGAATGGTACTCCTGCTTTGCTTAACTATATTGATGAAGTCAATGGTAAATTGCCTAGTGATATGCAATTAACTCCTGCAAGTATAGAAGAGATTGTACAGACTTACAATGATGTAGTAGGTGAGCATACTAAGAATGTCAATGATGTTGAAGTTATTAATAAACCAGTAGAAGTAGCTCCTACAACTACAGAAGCATTTAAACCTCCTGTAGAAGTACCAGTAACTGCTGAACAGAAAGCTAAATTTACAGGTATCTTTGCTACTTCTCCCACTTCTATGGAGGAGAATATAAAACAACAGGCTAAGGCTTCTGTGTATGAGATGCCTTCTCCTGAGGAAACTGTAGAAACTACTACAACTGATTTAGTTGATAAATATAAGGTTAACAGTAATGAAGAAGTAGCTAATAGTGTGCAGACAGGACTATCTATCATAAATAACTCTTCAAGTGTGTATGATGATGTTAAAGAACAAGCTACACAGATTATAGATGAACTTGGAGATAGTGAGTATGAAACTCCTACTGATTTAAGTGAGGCTATTATGGCTAAAGCTAATCAGTTACAGGCACAAGTACAACAAGGTGGAGATAATAATGATAAAGCATCTTCTCTATTAAAGCAAGTTGCAGTTAAGATGAAAGTTAAATCTGAGACTCCTCCTGCTAAAGTTGAAAGAGCTGAAACACCTTCAACAGTAAGTGAGGAAAGAAGAAATAATAGCATGATAACAACTGCTGATGTTGATAGACATCCTACATCTGTTGTAGGTCAAGCATCTAAGAACTTTAAGATGAATGATTATCTTAGAAAAGGCCATATTACTCCTAAGACTCCTATCATGTTTGTTGCAGACCCTGCTATTATTGCAGGTGTTAAGCAAGAGATGGGTGAAGCTTACAATGAAAGTGACCATCTACCTATAATGGCAGTTGTAGAAGATAGTAATGGTCCTATTATTATAGGTGATAAGAAGTACCAGCCTATTGGTTTTATGCCAAGAACAAGTGCTAATTCACAAGGTGCAGCTAGAATGGAACCAGTTAGATTGGCTGGTTTAACTCAGCAAGATGGTACTTTATTGAAGGATAAAGATGGCAAGGTTATTACAACCAATGGTTATGTAAGAGCTAATCCACCTCAGCATACTAAGGCAGGTACTCCTAATACCCTGATACACACTATCATGAGTAATGATATGGATGCCTCTGATAGAGATAAGATGAATGATGAGAAGCTTTCTATACAAGATAGACAAGCTATTTATAGAAAAGCTAAGGATAAAATCTTACCTAATATCAGAAGAGTAGCACAGGATGCTAAGGGTGAAAGAATACACTTAGCTTACTTTACTCCTAATATGAAGGGTGGAGAATCTGAGTTTGAGTTATATGTAACCACTCCTCAAAACTCCTTATCTAGATCAGGTCAACCTATAGCTCAAGTATTAACTGAAGGAACTCCTGAGGAGATACTAAAAGCTAATAGTAGGCTCCATAGATATAGCAAGACACTTGAAGAGTTCTTTAAGAAGAAGCCTTTCAGTGATGATATTAGATTCAAGAGAGAGGGTAACACACTAATTGCAATAGGTGAAGGTGCTACTAAATTAAGTTCATTAGGTGAAAGTTTAACTAAGAAGTTAAGTAACTATCTGACAGTTCCTAAAGGTTATGAGTACACATTCATACCTACAGAAGATAAGCTTGAAGGTAATAGAATGTATCAATTAGTTTTAACTAATGGTGTTAATACTATACCTATGGCTAGAGTAACTAATGGTACAATGACTGATGAAACTAAGGCTAATGCTATTAAGAGTTTAATACTTGATAATGGTAACTTTAGACAAGATGGTAGTCAACCATTTGTTAAATGGCAGGTTAATTACAATGACTTCAATGCTAAAGAAGGTGAATCTGATGATGCTAGAAAAGCTAGATTAGGCAATGCTAGTGATATATTTGATGATAATATACTGGAATCTAGTAGAACCTCATTCAAATATACTATTAGAGGTATTGATATTAATAGTCCTTTTAAACAGGATGGTAGCAGAACTCCAGTACCTACACAAGTAGTTGCTAATCAAGTTAATGCTACACAAGGCAAACCTATTAATACTCCTGTTATTGTAGCTACAGACCAAGTTAAAGTAGGTGATGCTATTGTTGACAGTGAAACTGGTGCTACATTAAAAGGTGAGGTTAAATCAGTATCTAATCCTGCTATAGATAAAGCTAAACAGATAGCTAATAGAATAGTTGAAGATAGTAAGGAGATAAGATTAGCTGATGATAACTCAGGTTATGTAGATAACAATGGAGTTAGATATGCTAGAGTTACTTCTATCATTCAAGCTGATGAACATGCTGGTGAAAGATTTGACCCTGCTAGTCCTTGGATTATGCCTTCAACTAATATAGGAACATCAGTAGATGAGTTTGTAAGAGACTTCTTTGCAGGTAAGTTCTTTAATGAAGATGGTAAATTAGTAAGTGGCTATTATTTTGATTATCCTAATGCATATCAAGGTCAATGGATGAAATTTGCTAACCAATTAATGGGTCTCAAGAACTATATTGATGCTCAAGGTCTTACAATAATTCCTAGAGATGTAACTGTTACTGGTACTGTCAAAGTGACTGACACACAAGGTCAAACACATGATATACCTGTTGCTGGAACTCTTGATTTACTTGCTTATGATACTCAAGGTAACTTCCACATCTTTGATATGAAGACTAATAGAAGTGGTATTAGTGATGAGAAAAGAAAGAAATATGCTAAACAGGTTTCAATGTATCAGAAGTTCATTGAAGATAAGTATGGTATTAAAGTAGCTTCTCTTAACATTATACCTATTAATGTTAGTTATCCTACTCCTTTAGGATTTGGTAATGGTAAAACTGCATATGAAATAAGTGAAGGTAATCAATTACTTGCTAATGGTGAAGAGTATATGGATTCTAAACCTACTCTTGAAGAAGTAGGTGCAGTACCATTTACTGATGTAAATATTCAATATGATAAACTTACTGATAGTGAGAAACAAATGATTACTGATATGTTACCAGCTGAGGTTGAAGTTAAAAAGGTAGAAATACCTGATGCTGAGACTACAGTTAATAAGAACTTAGGTTTAAAGATGGGTAAAGTTAAAAACAGGTTTGCTAAACCAGCTAAGAAAGGACCTATAGTTACTCCTTCAGCTAATAACTGGGAATCAATTAGTGATGAAGTTAGACAAGCTGCAATAACAATGGGATATACTAAAGAGTCTTGGAACAGCATGACTGAAGATGAGAAACAACATCAGAAAGAGTGTCTAAGTTAAGTATATCTAGTATAATTAAGTATATCTAGTATAAAAAAAGAAAGGCTAGGGGGATTAACCTCTAGCCTTTTTTTGCATATATGAACATTGTTATTTGGTAAGAGTAGCCCTACCATACTGATAACTCTGTGCTGCTTGATATGGATTCTGCATCATTAAGTAGCTTCTCCAATAAGGAAGCATTCTTTCAACTTTATGTTCCCATTTCAAGTCACCTCTCTCATAAGTACTACCACTTGATTTATACTCTTCTTGAGTAGCAAATAGTGTTACTATATTAATTAGGTCAGTTGCCAAACTAAATCCAACAGGAGCTATATTAGTTACTACTAGAGACTCTTTAACAAATCCCCAAGGAGTATTAAAGGCTGCTTGTTCACTATATAATCTACTAGCTGCATAATATAAGAAACCCATAGCTTGGTCAGGTTCTTCATCATCGTCATCATCAGGCTTAGCACTTAACATCTTAAGTAAAGTCAATGCTACAATGACAGCCATATCAGCCCAATTTCTTCTCATATTATAATACTGATTAGCTGAGAAACCAGCATTAAGCATCATTTGTTGAGTAGTCTTTGATACTGGAGTAAAGATAGCTCTAGCTGTTAAAGCAAAGCCTCCTTTGTCTGTGAATGTAGATGCAATTACCTTAGCTAATGTTCTCATAGAACCTTCAGTTTCAGTACCTAATGCAACACTATAAGCATTAACACCAAACCTTCTTTGTATCATACCTAATGCATAACCCCTCATAGCTAATAAAGCATTACCATAAACATTCTGTTGTATAACCACTTTATCTGAATTGTTATAGATACCATGCATTCTGTTATTGATTTCTCTGGCTCTATCCATAAACTTAGATTCATCTTCAATACTCCAAGGTTTTAATTCCCCAGTATCTTTATCTAGTACTCTGACACCTTGTTTCATTTGAAGAGTCTTACCTAAATTAGGCTTACTATCATCTATGTTAACTACTTGATAAGCATTGTATAGACTAATAGGATTTCCATTCTCATCAATGAGTTTAGTACCATTGGCTGTAGCAAGATATGCCATAGTCTGCACATAGTGTTCACCACATTTATATGGTAAGAATAGGTTCTCTCCTACTGGATTTAACTTAACCCACTTAGATTTATTAGTATAGTAATCTCTCTCTTTCTTCTTATTTTCATTAAGAGCATTCATCTGTCTAATGAACAAACTTACCTTATCTTCTTTAACATCATCACCAGCATGTAACCAGTTAGATGGTAAGTTCTTCCAGTAAGTTATATTAGCTCTTTCCCAGTCTTTAACACTAAAGAATTCTCCTGATAAAGCCTCTTTGAATATTTCAAGAGAACCAGTACCTAAGTTAACAGCTCCACCTAATACATTACCACCTAAGAAGAACTTTGATGCTAATCCAGTGAAGAATCCTACTACCTTATTAAGTACTACTTTCTTTCCTATCTTAATTTTAGTAGTATTAATACCATACACCTGTTTATCTAGGAACTTCTGGTATCTTTTAAATGCTCTGGAAGTTTCATCTCTTTCAGACTCTGCCCTTATACCTCCTACAGCTCTTCTCTTCAAGACATCTTTACCAATCTCAAGAGTACCTGCAATACTGGATATGCCTGCATAAGTATGTGCCATCCCAGCATAAGCTAAAGTAGATTGAAATAAATCAGTACTTAACTCTGCACTATCTCTTAACTTATTAATACCATAGATAGGAACTCTGTTTAACTTCTCTTTCTCAAATTCAAGTTGATTAGAGAACATATCTTCCTCTATTGTATTATAGGTTTGATCACTACCAAAGTCTCTGTCTTCACTATCTTCAACAAAGGTATCTGCCATGTTTCTTCTTAGAGTATAACTAATAGCCTTTCCAGTACCTTCAGTCATTCTTCTATTTCTGATTTTATTCATAGTAGTACCTTTAAACTGTGGCATTCTGTAGATATTAGTACTACCATCAGGTAGAAATCCATCTAATTCAGCTTTAAGATTCATGTATTTGCTTAACCATCCAGCTCTTGGAGTACCTTTAATAGTTTTCTCATACTGTTCACTTAAATAAGTATCATTAGGATACCATCTTTGTTCAACTTGATTCCATTGAGAGTGCTGTTTATGCCAAGACTTAACTAATGGTTTAAAGTATTGATCCCATAGTAGACTCTTCTCAAAGTCTGATTTACCTTCAAGGTTAGGATTGTTTGCATAGAAGTCATCTCTACATTCTTTCTTAAACTGTAACCAATCATCTTCATAGTCACCCCAAACATAAGGTGATACTATGTTACCAGTTAGTTTACCAGTTCTAGGACTTATCTCACAGAAAGCATCTGTATTCTTCTCTCCTATACTATGTAAATCACCTTCAAGTATCTTTAGTCTATCTTGAGTTTGAATAGTCATATCATCAGCATACTTGTTAGCTAACTTCACAGTCCTATCAGCTAATTGACCAATAACATCAGAGTTATTTGACATTGAAGCTAGAATAGATTCATAAATACTAATATCCTTCTCCATGTATCTAAGTAAATCCTCAATAGGAACTCTTTCAGCATTAACCCACTTAAGTCCTCTTTGTCCTTTCTTCCAATCAAATATTACTCTGGCTGCTCTATTTACATAGGTAGAACCCATAGCATCTTCAAGGAACTTAAGATAGAACTCTCTCTGTTTAATCTCAAGAGTATTAAGTAATCTATTATCACCATTAATAGCCTCGTTAAGATTTCTTCTAAGAGCCTTGAGTTGAGTTATTGTGCTTTCATTGACATTCTGTAATCTAAGTCTTGAGTCTTCTGTAGTAGTAGCATCCTTCACTATTTTAAGAATAGCCTGTGCATTAGCAACAAAGGTTCCTACTTCTCTTAATAAAGCTGCATTCTCTGGTGTAATACTAGTTACATTAAAGTCTACTTTAGCTAACCTATCAATCATCTCAGGTACAGTATCAACCATTAAATCCATAGCTTCTGTAATACCATCTACAGCAATTAAGTCTGCAAATAGTGATGGTTGACTACTGGTTCTACCAGCTTCAACTTGACTTGCTAATTGATTGTACTTATTATAAAGAGACTTATCAATAGCTCTCATCTGTGATGCTTGACTTCTCAGTATATTTAAAACAGACTTGAAGGTAGCAACCTTAACAGAGTCTCTAGCACTATACAGTGTCTCTTGGGTTTCAAGTGCATTTTCAACAGTACCCTGAAAACCAGGTGACATAAAGCCTTGTGCAATAGCATCAGCAGTTCTTACTGCCTCTAATTTAGCATTAGCTATTTCATTACCTGTGATGTTATTAAAGACTCTTTTGATCTGACCTACTATTCTATTGACTATGTTCTGCCATGAAGCTCTCTTATCTATCTCACCATTAATAGCCTTGCCTACTAGATGACCAGCAACTTCTCTTGCAGGATTATCTCTATAAGCAATAGTATTGTATTCATCCCCCATTATAACTCTCTGTACATCAGGAGTTAACAATCTCTCAAGTCTTTGAACTAGTGGAGAATTACCTAATGCACCTACAGCAAAGTGGCCAGCTTCTTCAGATAAACTACTATCTATTTGTTCATTATTAGCTACCTTAATTAATTGATAGAGACTATCAGCAGTTTTAGTAGCATTGACAGTACTGTATCTACCATTAATTCTCTCACTATCATCAAGGAAACTATAATCAACACCAGCTCTATTTAAGTAGAACTTAATTCTCTCTTGTAGACTTCTGTTAGCTATGTTATCATTTAACTGAGCTACATTAGTGTTGTTCTTATTGACTACAGTTAATTCAACCTTACCATTATCCTTATTAATAATAGTAGCCATATACTTATCATTGTATGGGCTACTTCTATTAAAGGACTGTAGTTTAGGTACAGCTTCATTGTAATCATATACACCAGCACCAATATCTTTATTCAAGGTTTGTTTAACCTTCTCATCATTTAGATTCAGCTTAGTTAGCTGTCTAAGAGATTGAAAGGTTATCTCGCCATTACTATCAAACTTAGCTTCATTAGCTACTCTACTTAAGAATTCAGGACTAGTACCTACAGCATAATACTGCTTAGATATCTCTCTGTCATTAGTGTAATGTAGGAGTGACTTAAATAAGTCACTCTCTACAAATTCACCTTTACTATTCTTTACTCTTGGAATTATACTACACTTATCCATATTAACAAATCTTATTACCTTCTTGGTCAGTTACATTATTAGCTTGAGCTTTCAATGACTCAATAGTATCAATTAAATCTTCTACACTAGCCTTATTTAGCATCTCAATCACTAATGCCTTATCTAAGGTATTATCAGCTTTTAATGCTAAATCAGTAGCCTGTCTAACTAATTCTTCTGTACTCATACTAGTATCTACAGTATTAACTACTTCAGGTTCAACTGATGTATTACCATCCTCTTGAACTTCAGTATCAGCTATTGTACTTACTGTCATTGAGTTGGAAGAATATTGCAGAGACTTTCCAGATTCACCTAAAGCATCAACCTTATAATAGTTAATACTTCCAGTAGTACTGGCATTAAATATTACATCATTACTATCACACATATATACTATATCATCTATAACAATAACAGGTCTAAAGTAAGATACTCCTTTCTCTTCACTAGGTAATAAGAATGGATTACCTTCTTTACCTAACTTCTTTACATCAAGAGTAAAGCTGCTTACAGCTACTCCATCACTAAAAGCTAGGCTACTTATAAGTCTACCATTTCTTCCTTTAGGATGAAATACTAGTCTGTTATTATCTAAATGATTAAGTAAATACTGTTTAGCAAACTCTTGATTATTAACACCAATCCTACTCTTTTGTACATCATTTAAAAAGTCAACATAAGATTTAGGATTGCCATTATAATCATATCCCACTTGCACAGCTAACTTAACTTCTGTAGGAGCTAAGTTCATAAATGCCATAGGACTATAAGTAAAGCCAAGCTTGTAATAGTTATACAAGAACAGAGATTGTGCCAATTCAGCAGTCTGCTCATTCCTTAATAAGTCTCCCCAACTCTCTTTAATTTCATCCTTTTGATAAGGTGCTAAACCACCTATATCCTGAATATTCATGCTTACTTTACCAGTCTTTTCATCAGTAACAAACTGCATATACTGGAATATAGGCATAGACTTCATTGTAGGATTAGCTTCAAGAATATTGAATAAACCTTCAGGGAATATCTCTGTGAAGTATTCTCTAGCTGTAACTTCTTCACCTGCTGCATTAATAGGCATATTACCATTAAATAAACTATTCTCTTGCTGACTTAACATAAATACCATTAAGTCACTGTGAATACTATTAATAGTCTCTGCATCAAGTAATCCACTTCTAGTAAATGCAGCTATTCCTTCTCTAGCTTCTTTATAGGCTTTAGTATTATAAGGATAGAATTTATTAATTACTTTCTCAGCCTTTCTATTTATATCATACATAGCCTGTTCATAAGCAAAAGGATTTTCAAGTAAAGATTCCATATACTCTTGGTCATTCATGGATAATGTTCCTACTTCATTATTCATAGGAGCATTAATACCTTGAGCTACTTTCATCTCAACCTTAAGAGCATCAGCTTTTGTAAATGACTTAACATAAGCAGCTACTTTCATCTGTTGTGCATAAGCATCACCAAAGGTAGAACCTACAGCATTAGATGCAGTAAACTTAGTGTTTCTTACAAACTGAGATACATCATTACTAGCTTCAAGGATTTCTCTAAATAAATCAGCAACAATAATTTGTTTCTCAACAAATTCATCACTCTTCATTAGTTCTTCCTTACTAGTGTTTGCAGCCTGAACTATATTATATGCTAACTTTTCTCTTGAAAGGTCTTCATCAGGTATAGCCTTCTTTAACTCACCATCAACCTCATAATTGTCTAATACATTGTCTATCACAGAGTTAATATCAGACATACCATTATTAAAGCTGTATTCACATATATCCTTAATAATAGGTTGATTGAATAATAAACCTATATCCTCAGTAGTAAAACCAAGTCTTGCTAACATAGCACCAGCATCAGCAGTAATAGTATTCAAGTTCAAATAGTTAAGTACTGGGTCCTTCACAGCATCTACTGATGCAGCTAGAAACTCAGCAACATTCAAACTAGTATCTATTTTATCATTATGAAGTAAATCAGAATAACTTTTACCTGCAAATGTAATAGGCTTCTTTAAAGAAAACTGTTCCATCAATGAAGCAAATGCATGATTAGTATTTTGATTTGCAAAGATACCAATCAATTTACCTGCAACATTATTCTGCTGGTTATAAATAACAATAGTCATAGGGTCACTAGGATCATAATTAGGCTCTGGATCAGTTAGACTTCCTTCATCAATAGCTTTATTAATACTTGAAAGGTTAACAGTCTTATCTTGATGATTAACTTCTGCCTTACCAAACATTAACTCTCTCATAACTCTAGCTGCCTTAGAAGCATTAGCAAATCCACCTGGGGTATATCTATCTCCAAAAGTCTCAACATCACTTAATCTCTGTTGTATCAAATGAATAAGCATGTTGTTTCTACTAGCCTTACTATTCTCTAATGGACTCTTACTAAAGTCATATTCTTCAAACTTTATATAACCTCTATCAGCTACAAACTGATTGAAAGCTGCTTGATATGAATAAGGTAATCCAGCTTTCTCCCAATACTTATATAGTCTGTCTAATGATTCAGTATCTTCTTCTCTTGCTTCTTGAAGAACTGCCTTCAAATTAGGATATGTATCATAGAACTCTGACCATATATTCTTTATTTCCTCTGATGTAAGTTGTCTTTGTTGATACTCATTTCTCATGAAATACAACTTATCAATATCAAAGTCAAAACCTGCAATAGTAGTTCCCTGAGGTGGTACTTTGATAGTACCTCCAGCAGTCTTATGACTAAATCTTTTTACTCTCAGATTAATCATTGAGTAATCTCTTTCAGTTGGAATTCTATATGCAAGTAAACTAAGTATATTAGGATAAGTTTTCTCTAATATGGTATTACCATTCTCATCAATCTTTAGAGTACCATCTTCATTACAGTAGGTTCCAAAGTCTAATGAGTGTTCTTTACCAGTATTATCAGTATAAGTTAAATCCCAAGGAATCTCACATTCAGCATACAATATATTATTAGGATTATTAGGGTCTGTTACATATCTCAAACCACCATCTTCCTCATAACCAGTAATACCCATAGCTGATACTTGAACAGCACTACCACCTTTAATAGATTGTTTGTTAACCATCTTCTTAAAGAGACTAAAGAATAAAGCTGAACTATCATGCTCTAAGCCACCTTCAAATAAAGGTACAGTAAATTCACCTCTTTCATTTAGTGCATAAGCCATCATGTTATCTTTAGACTCTCTACTATTATTAGCTGTAGTCTGGATTAACCTGTTGCTTATCTTATTAGCATCAGATACTGCATTCTCAAATAAATGATAAGAATCAATGATATTGGCAGTAATAAGAGAGTTATAGAATCTTACAAGATTACCACCATTCAACTTAACATTACCATATTTACCACCAAGATTAACTCTCTTTCCACCTATATAACTACTGTAGTCTTTAAACTTTCCTACCTTAGCCATAATAAGCTTTCTTACCTGAGTACCAAATAACTGAGAGCTATTAACATGCTCTGGAACATTAGTCTGGATTCTATAGTCAGCATAGCTTAACTGATGAACATAACCTTTATTCATTGCATCATTGATAGTTCTTGAGTCTACATTGCTAATATCAGTAGAACCAAATCCACCTACCTTAACAATCTTAGTAGAACCAATCATATCTATAGGCTCACTCTTACCAGTTTCAGGATTTACATGCTCTTCCATCCAATAAGCTATATCTCTTAACTTACTTCCAGCAGGAAGAAGTTCAGGTATAAGAACTGCTTCTGCATATTTATGTTGAACAGGTATCTTTAGCATAACTGCTTCATTGATACTATAGTTCTCAAAAGAGAATAAATAAGGCTTAATAGGTTGAAATATAACAGCTAAATCTGAGATAGACTTGATATCTTCCATTGATGGATTTTCATCTTTACCTATCTTAGACCTAATAGATTGTATCTGATTATAAGCTGCTTCCATTCTTTCATCCCACTTACCAGCCATACCCATTACCTTCTTATAACTTTCAAGTGTTCTATAGCCCTGACCATCTGTAAGAGTATTCTTCTTATACATCTTATAAACATCAGAGTTTTTACCAAAGTGACTAGCAATTGCTGCCATGAACTCTGGATCAAACTTCTCTGCATTTACATCAATATCATCAAAGTAAACTACTCTTTCAATACCATCATTGCTATATCTTTCACCTGTAAATGGGTCAATAGCTTCTACACTTAATGCAGAGCCAGGAGCATGAATTTCTTTATATCTCTTCTGTAAGTCCTTAGTTCCCTTATAGAAAGAAGGATCAATAGTCATCATTTGTAACTGTTGGATAGTAGCAAACTTTGTATTCCAGTAATAGTCTGATAATACTTGATCTATAGTTCTATTACCCTTAACTTCTTGACTCAAATAAACATACTGACTATTTTGCTGTTCAAGCACTCCTAATGTATTAAGTTGTTGCTTGAACTTAGTAACAGAATCATCCATATAAGCTCTAATAGCTTGTTTAACAGTCTGTTCAATGTTACTTTCTTTAATCATTCCAGCATACTTAGGTTCATTTAAGAAGGAAAGTAGGCTAAACTTATCTGTATTTCTTGAAAAGTTATCAATAGCCTTTAACCCTTGGTCCTGCATCTTTCTATTAGCAGCCTTGGCTAACTCCATTCTTCTCTTCTCTTGAATATAGACATTGTACATACCATCAAGTATCTCTTGATCACCATACCTTTTAGCTTTAATAAACTTAGCTACTCCACTATCACCTAAGATGAATACAGGATACCAAGCATATTGACTATTAGGACTAATTTGTTTCTCAGAGAAATACTCATTGAGCATTTGTACTATATGCTGCTTACTAGTGAAGTCTTCAAACTTAAGTTTATCTGTACCTAAGAATCTCTTAAAGGTAAAGTTTGCAGCAAAATTATCTTCAGTACTTAAATCACTATTATAGAGTTCTTCTAACCACTTGTTAAGTATCTTACCATCATATTGAAAATAAGATGAGTTGAGATAAGTAGTTTCAAGCATAGCCTGAAGTCCTTTCTTGTCAGTAGCTTTCACAAAAGAAGCTATCTTGTCAAATCTATCTCCCATGAATGATGGAATAACATTACTAAAGAATGTATTATCACCATATCTAACTCTACTTTCAAGTTTTAGCCCTTCTCTACTCTTAGCAACTATTGCCAGTACTTTAGTAATCTTTTCTCTAAGGACACCTTTCTTCTCATTACTAGAAGCTCTTTTGATAAGCTCTTCATAACTAATCTCCTTTTTACCTTCTTGTTCTTCTTTAGTTAGATTAAGACCAAACTTAGCTGCACCTAACAGCTCTTTGTTTAATGCCCTAATATCTCTGTTTCTAGACATTATTCTATCTAAAGTTTCGCCATCTATATCAATACCAAGGGACTCAGTAGCATCAATTAAGAATTGTTTCCTCTCTAATTTAGACATCATCCAGAACTTTGATTTCTCATTTATTCTTTCAGGTTCTGCTAAAGTATCAACTATTTTATTCTTAATTCTCTCTAGTCTAATTGGCATAACTCTAGTACCAATACCACTCTTTTCAAAGATACTGTTCCTAGGATTAACTACCTTACCAAGTTTAACTGAAGTTAAGAATGAACTAAAAGAAGCATTACCCTTAATTCTATTAAGTAATGCTGTCTTATAGGTTCTTATTCTACCTTCCTGCTTTTCAGTTTGTATAGAATAAGGCTGAAAGTTTTTCTTAAAGTCAGTATAGAATTGAGTTCTTATTTGAGGATTTTCCAGCTCTTGCATAAATGGAGTTACCCATCCAGCAGTACTACTATACTCTCTAAGAGCATTCATCATTTCAGTTTCACTGCCTACACCTCTAAGCACATCAAGTAATTCCTGATGCATTCTTACAGGGTCCTGCATTACAGGGAAACCTAAATCATCCAATACAACTTCACCATCCTTATATACTGGAACTCTACCAATAACCTTTCTAACTTGCTTTCCAACTGAGCCAAAAGAAGACTCAAATTCAGCTTGTTCCATCCAACCTTCTCTCTTAGATTCTTCCATAACAAACTTCTCAGTCATATCATTCTCATTGAAGTTGTTAGGATTGGAATCATCAGCAAAGTTAATGTCTTGACCTAATTTAAGGTCTTCTGCATCTCTAATTCTAATTTTTGCAAAGGATATTAAGGCTCCCCAGTTATCAAATACCTTTTGATATTTAGCTGCTGTTTCAGTATCATTCTCTTCTATAGCATCACTATATTGTGATTGAAGAGTATCATATATCTCATTAAAGATACCAGCTACACCACCAGCTTGTTGTCCATCAACAGTGAATCCAGCTATAATATCTTTTCTACTTACAGAGGGATATTCCTCCTGAACAGCATCTACAATGTCTGAGAACATGGTGGAAATCATACTGATTCTGTTGAATCTCTCTTCTGCATTAAAGTCATCTCTTAACTGTGTATAAGACACAGCAGGACTATTTATAGCATCAAGAAGTCTCTTAGAGTCTTCTTTACTAAGACTCCTTCTAAACTCAATAAGAGTTTCAGCAGTTGGAGTTTCAGCTTCAGGATTTCTTTCCTGATATAAGCCTCTAAGATTAGCAACTAAGTATTTATTCCATCCTGTTACCTTACTAGCTATTACATCATCCAGACCTTTCTCTGGAGTATAACAAGTCTTACTCATATAACATTCAATTAATTAGTTAATTACTTTGCAAAAGTAGAATATATTTTTTAAATAAACAATAGAATAAGTCCAAAAGTTCCATAAGAAAAGAATAATCCTTATAGAAAAGAAAAAAGGAGTAGATTTAATCTACTCCCTTCTCAAACATTCTTTCTGTAATAATAGAATACACACATGTACTCTGACTCCTTCTAGCCTCATACTCTTCAAGTGTGATTTTCTCTTCTTTCCAAGAGTAATCATAGTTCTTTCTATCCCAACCATCAGGGTCTAAAACCTTGGGATATATAGATTGCCACTCTTCAGAAGTTTTCTTAATAGGTTCATTCATTACTCAACAACATATTTAGTACCTCCTAAGATGATCCATCTGATGGTATTTATATTAACAGGTCTAACATTGTTAGTATCTTCAATGTCCATGTCTATGCAGTTATACCTGCCATCTCTACTCTCAAATTGAATCTTGAAGCCTCTTAATACCCTGTCTTCACCTTCTTCATAAGGTAAGATAGGATTCTTAATCAACTCTTCAGCAAACTTCTTTGCTGCCTCAGCAACACCCTTTTTATTCTTTTGAATAGTATCAATCTCCTTTGAGAAATCACTAATCAAAGTAGCAATCTCAGCATTAAGCTTTCTTTGAGATTTAGGTGTATCCTGTTTCTTGAAACAAACAGTAAATACTTGAGAACCATGAATACCTTCAAAGATACTTCTGATACCTAAAGTACCATCTTTCTTATCTTCTCTAGTTACCTTCACTTCATTAGTAAAGTCATCAGCAGATTCAAGGTAATTATGGATATACTCTTTTCCTATGTAAACCATATCACCACTTTCTAGATGCTTCAACTTAAAGTTTAAATCACCATTATCTGCTAATACTTTGTAATGAGAACTTTCACTCAATACATCTCCTACTTTAAAACTCTTTATCATACTTTCTTCTATTTAATAATAACCACCATGCTTAACATAGTAAGCAATACTTAATATTATAGTGCCAACTGACACTAATACTCCTGCAAGAAATCCTATCCAAAACATATTAATCAGGATTAGCTTCATTGTATAAATCAGTAATATAACCTCTTCTCAAGAATTCCATATGCAATGGATGTGCTAGTTCATAAGCCTGTGGATGTGCGCTACCTGCATCTCTTAACTTGAAGAAGTGTTCCCAATCACTTGCAAAACCAGTCATTACTAATTCAGTCTTTAAGGCATTAGGTAATACATTCCTAGCTTGTTGAGGTTTCCAGCCTCTCTTAATTAAAGCAAAGTAAGCTGCTTCTGAATGTTCAAGAGAGTCTTTAAAATCTAAATTAGTCTCTATATCATCTAACCACGGTGGTTGAATAAATATACATTCATTGTTAAACTTATCCTTACTGTAGTTACAATACCTTGTACTTTCCTGAGCAAAGCTAAATACTCTATGTCTTACAAATTCATGGGATACACCTCTATCACAGATAAACTTAACAGTATATCTCTTTTCATGGAACTCTGTAGGTTCACAGATATATTGTAAATCATCAAGCCAGTTATTCTCTACAAGTACTCTGTAGTTAGTAGTAACATATATCCACTCACCATCGTCATACATTTTTGAATATGGAGAATCAAAATATTTACACAAATCATTTGAATCTTCTTCTTGACCATCTTCAGGATGTATATATAAATTTGAGATATATGTTTTACACTTTAAATACACAGTACCGTGTTCTAACATAGCACAATTGCCACATATAGAAGTTACTCCATTGTCCCCTCTTACTATAATAAGTCCAGTAGATACTGTAACACAGTAAACATTTTCAGTTTTATTAGTAATTAAAACTTTAGAATCTGCATATCTACTATCATTATTTATAGTATAATCAGTGGTTAGAAACAGTATTTTATATACAGGATTATGTACTGGTGATTCATGGCATACTCCCCTAAAAGATACAGTATATCCTGCTACAGTTGCCCATTTATTTATCCAATCAATAATATTCCAACTAGTACTAGTAAAAGTAATAGTCCTTGTGTTTATACCATGACTCCCATCAGAATTAATTAATCCCTGAATAATAGAGTGAATCATGATAGGATTATCATTAGCATAGTCTTTTGGAATATATTTATTTCCATCCTTATAGAATAGAGAATTAAACTTGGCTCCAATCTGTGAACTACATATTCTATAATAATTGCCTTTTCCTACTTCAAATTCATATCCTAGCTCTTCACATAAAGTTTTCAAATATTCTATTTTCCTCTGTTTCTTTAGATGAAAAACAAGTTTATTTATTGTTTGAACATTATAGCAGCCATCTCCTAACCAGAACCCGATTAATTCTCCAAATGGGTCTGTAACATTTAACCTGTTACAATGCTTAGGAGACTTGAACATTCTTTCTCCAAGAGTTTTCTTTCTCCCATTATTATCAATGTAAGAGTCACCACAGACAAACGGAATATAGGACTCATTATTATAGAAATTATTCCTACTTTCTCTAAATAGTCCATACATTCTATGCCCATCAGTTACCTCTATTCCTAGAGACGGGTAAAAGTAGAAGTTTCCAGTGTATTGATGTCTAATAATTCTATATGGAGTCTCAAAACCATTAAAATTATTAAGAGCATCAACTGTTGCTACTTTTTCCCCATTATATGAGTCAAATCTTATCCAACCTTTTTCTGTTAGAATTTCAGTTGAGCCAGTATAACAATGTTTAGAAGCAATCATTCTATCTACAAACTCTTTATATGTATTCTCTGATATTTTATCTTCAGATTTATAACATACTCTTCCTGCCTGTTCAATTATTTTATATATACCATCTATACTAGGACCTTGTTCTATTATATTAAAACTAGCCTTTATTAATTTCATCTTCTTTAAATTTAAATTTAAACTCTCCTACTCTAGTACATTTAATAAATTTAGAATGCTTATCTCTCCAATATCCTCCATTACAACAATTAGAAATAAGTCCTTGACTAATTCCTAATATTCTAGAAGCTTCTTGAGTCGAATTAAATTCATTTATGTACTAAATTCAATTTGTTTATAAACTCCTTCAAGACCTTCTTCTTGGTCCCAAATCTCAAAACTTGGTTTTATAATTCTCATAATTAGTCATTTAGTACTACAACTTCATCAATATCAAATTCCTTAGGAATATCTCTGTCAAATACCTTTTTATAAAAAGACTTTTCTATAAAATCATCAGAGCTATTCACAGGTGCTTCAACAGTATCATAGTATGATATAGTCACACTCACAAACCTTTTATGTTCAGTATTTAAAGGTTCATTGAATGGTGCATCAGGATGGTTTGCTGCTCCTAAAGGTAAATTATCCATAGTTAATTGTTGTTAAAAAATTCCACATTCTGTTCTGCCATTAAACCACAACAAGGTGGAATGACAATCTCTTCTGTCTTAGTTACAAGATACTCTGATTGAGTACCATTGTACATATTAGTCTTTAGTATTTGCTCAGCATCATTTGCATTAGATGCTTTTACCATTGCAATACCCTTACCAATAAGTATTTCCATAGCTCTTATAGGATTTCTTGCTGCTACAAGAACCATTCCATTACCATAAGCAATATTATACTTGCACACATAGAGATAAAGGTTTTGTTTATTACCTCTATCCCTATTTGGTACAATATTATCAGGACTTACATAAATTCCTTGCTGTGCCATTATTCTAATCCTAATTCAATTTGTCTAATTCTCTCTTTGCATATATGAATAATCTTCTCATAATCAAGCTTTCTACTATCAGTAGACTTAGTTCTGAGAATTCTCTTCACAATATCAGCATCCCAAGGATTGAGGTTATATTCTAACCACACACTCCAAGGTTGTATGATATATTTAGAATAATCACTACTGCCTACATTGTAGGTTCTTATATTACTTTCCGTGGTTTTGAGAATACCCAAGTTCACTAAGTGCTCTATCTCTGGCAAATTCAGCTTCACTAATTGAATTAAATCTTCCTCTGTTCTCATATTTACCGTTATTATTTTTAATTCTAACTACCCATTTATTAGACCATCTATCAAAAGATACCCCAGTAATTCCAGAAGTATTATTTACCTTCATTGATAGATTTCTGCTATTTTCTAATGCAGAGACTTCTCTTAAATTAGAGATTCTATTATCCCAAGGAATATGATTAATGTGGTCTATTTGACCTATAGGAAGTCTACCATAGGTAATACACCATGCCAATATATGAGCGAATATTCTCTTTCCTTTTAAACTAATAATAACATAACCCTTCTTATGTATAGAACCAGCTACATCACCAATATTAATTCTATTAGATAATCTCTTCTTCCATTTGAATTCTCCATTTAAAGGGTTATATTCTAAAGAATCTCTAATTATTTTTATAAAATCTTCGTTCATTTATTTTCCCATTCTTTTAATGTTACAAACTTGTCAAGGAATTGTCTTTTCTCCCTAACATAATGATGACCATTCTTCATGCTAACATATAGAACAGCATCAGTCCATTCACCACTATTAATATCCTTCATTTTAACTATACCTTTAACTAGGTATTGGTTTTTAGTTTTAGGATAAACATAAATCTGACTCTTTTGAGATTTATCTGAATAATAAAGTAGCCCTGCCAATATAGCAAGGGCTACACCTATCCCAATTATTAATACATACATATACAATAGTTTAATGCACCCAGTGAGTTGATATTTCAGCCTCAGCAGGAATAGGAAGTTTACTACAAAACATTTTAGCTGATTCTTCCATATAGAATTTAAGTTTATCAGCTATTTCTGACATAGATTCAGGATACTCTATACATATTTCATCATGTACTAGATTTACTATTTTAACAACAGAGAATAGATTATTAGCTACAATCCACTTGAAGAAGTTAGTTACAGCATACTTTAATACAATAGCACCTGTACCCTGAGTAGGACTATTTAATCCAAGTCTACCCCATTTACTAACTGCCTTAAAGTGTAATGACACTCTTCTTCTCATCCAAGTTTTATGAAACTCATCACCTAATAACTCTTTTTGTTTTCTATAGTTATCCCAAAACTCACTAGTGAATTTAGCTCCTTCTATTAACCAATAGGAGTGGTCACTCCAATAGATTTTATGTCCAGTAATAGGATTAATCAATATATAACCATCCTTTTTAACTGCCTTTAGAGCCTTTTCTCCATAAGAAGTTACCCCAGGAAAACCCTTATCATAAGCATTTCCTATTTCATCAGCTTCTTCAATAGATATACCTAAAGAATCAGCTATAGAAGAAGAACCTCCACCAAATTGTTTAGCAAACTCTGGTGCTTTAGCCTTCTTTCTTAGGTCTGGTCTTAACTTCTTAACCATCTTAACCTCAATACCTTCAAGTTCTTTAGGGAAACATGCTTTAGCAACTAGAGAATGCATATCTCCAGAACCATGTAAGAACTCTTCAATCATAGACTTTTCATTGTATATGTCAGCTCCAAGTCTTGATTCTATAGCACTATAATCACAGCTACAGAATAAGTTACCTTTCTCACTAACAAAACAACCTCTAGTTCTATGATCAGCAGGTAGATTCTGAACTTGTGGATAAGCACATTTAAGTTTACTGCTCTTAGTATTTACAGGAAGTCCCTTTAATTTAGCTAAGTCAGTATTTATTTGTTGAGAACCACAAGCCATTCTACCTGAAGATGCACCAAGTTGCTTAAACTTAGTGTGTATTCTTCCTGTTTTAGGATTGATAGCATTAATGTATGATTGACCATAAGTAGAACAAACTTTATCAGCTTCTTTATAATCAAGATAAGCTTTAAGAAATGCATCATTTATTCCTTTCTGTTTAGCTATAACCTTTTCAAGTGCTGAATCAGCTTCTTCACCAGTGCTTTTACTTATAACAGAAGTATTGAAACCTAATGTTTTAAGTATAGAAACAACTTGAGTAGAGCTATTCCAATTTACTAAGGATTGAGGTTCAGTATTAAACCCAGAGAATAAATCACCTTGTCTATCTATTTTGATATATTTACTTGATAATCTAGTCTTTATCTTACATTTATAAGCTTCAAACTTAGCACCACAAGGTTCTTCTATATCAAATTCATGTGCTCTAATCTCCTCTTTAAATGCTTTTCTTTCATCACTTAGTTCATCTTCATCCTTATCAGATAATGAAATATAAGCTATAAAACTATCCTTTCCAAGTGCTGAACTTACAATGAAACTATCTAATGATTTATTAAAGACTCTCTTAATAGTCTCATCATAGACCATCTTTGTTTTCCACTTACTTTCATCAAGTTTTATACCACACCATTCAAGATAAGCTATAACAGGAACAAAGTCACATTCTAACTTAGCACCATTAACACACTCTCTTCTTCTCAACTCTTCTAGTTGCTTTGCCATTATATCACCAATATACATGACATCACCAGCTGCATATTTGATAACAGCAGTATCTATACCTCTCCAAATAATCTCACCTCTGACAGTCTTATCTATATCTATATTAAGATACCTATATGCAATTGCTTTTAAACCTACTCCAGAATAATTATAAATAAATTCAGCAACATCAGGAATTTCTTCATATAGTAATACCTTCTTTGTTTCAGGACTTAATTTATCATATCCTTCATAGTTATACACAAAGTCACAATACTTATTCATAAGATCAGTATTCATTCCTACTAGGAAGAATGGATAACCAAGAAATAGTAATTGTTCAACAATCATAATATCATAACATTCAGTTACAATAATACCATAATTAAACAAGAACTGCAAGTCAAACTTTAAATTTTGACCTACCATAAAATGACTTTGTATATAATCTTTGTATATCAAGGGGTCTATAGTAGTAACATCTACTACTATTTGATTTTCCCCCTTAATATCACCAAATTGCATAAGTAAGACTGTATTTATATGAGCATCTCTGCCAGAGGTTTCAGTATCAAATTGAAACATTTCCCAAGTATTTAACATATTTAGGGAATCTTCAATACTCATCATTGTATATTCTACCTCATCAAACAGCTCAGATTGTCTACTTACAAAATATATCATACTACTCAAAAGTTATGCTGTAACCATATCCATTAGTGTAGTTGATAGACTTAACAATAGCATCAGCTTCATTAAGTCTTTCACCTACAGTAATAATTGAACTTCCAGATAGTTGTATGTACATCTTACCATTGGGTAAATACCCAGCAGTAATAACAGGATAACTAACTTTTAAAGTATAAGTTTTAGATTCACTACCATCAGGCTTCTTTAACTTCTTTAAATAGTTAGTATCATCTCCTCTTGATTTAAGTTCAATTACATCTTCCATCATACTACTGAATATGCAGCTAGTTCCTCGAAATCTATTATATATCTATACTTTTGGAAGAAAGAACTACCAAGTACTCCATGTAAATTAACACCAAAGTCACTCTTAAGATTAGAGAATGCAGCGTCTAAGTCCATAACATAGAACTCTTCACTATATGTCTTATCTCTATAAGTAATATCAATAGATGTTTTATCTACTTCCTTCCTATTACCATCAGAACCATAGATGGTGTTCTTTACTCCAGTAGGACTATGTTTAATATCATTAGTTACTGATTTGTTGATTATAGAATCACTTGCACCTGTGTCCAGTAGGAAGTTTAACTTCTTTTCTCCACACTTGAAAGTTACAATAGGAATGTCAGTTAAATCCAGAGTTTCTCTGAATGATATTCTATATGCCTGTGCTCTCTTTTCTTTCTTTCTATAGACATCAACAATCTTAGCAAAGAAAGAAGCTAAGATTACAAGTCCTATTACAAATAATATATTCATTACCATATTCTCATCTTTATTTCTGAGTTATTATTTAACACCAGTAGTTCCAAACCCATCTCTGTTATTACCTTCAAGTTTGTCTACACTCACAAGCTTAATCTTGTTACTAAACAACCATCTAAGCTTCTGCCATATAGTTGCTTTTTGACTCAATTGAACTCTGAACTGACAGATTCTATCACCTTTATTAATAGTTGTAGCTTGGAAAGCAATAGCTGGGAATCTCCATTCATCATCATTACCACAATATGAATTATCAATAACTCCCTCACTATTAGCACACATTATTCCTAACTTTGGAGTACTACTTCTTGGTAATACTACTGCTTCAAAACCTTTAGGCAATTGTATAGCAACACCCAGTTTGATTAGTTTGAAGTCAAAGGTGACATCTCTATGACTTACTATCTCACCATTAATAGTTTCTCTCTTTCTAACACCAGCTTGTGGTGCTTTAAAGCTAACTGTTTCTGCTGCTCTTAAATCTATCCAATCACCAGAATCATGTGAGAAAGGCTCACATCCTTCTGTAATAAGTCTATACTTTATTTTCAATTTCATATTTATTTATTCTTTTACATTTATAACCACCATCTGATACCAGTAGCTCTCTCAGCATCCATTATACTATTATAAGTAGCTACTAATATATTATCTATAGTTAACTGTTCTACTTGATGTTTTTCCTTAGAGTGAGAATTACTGAGTAACTCTTTCCTCCACTTGGGAAATTTTCTACCAGTTTGAACTTTACTTATCTTCTTCCTAGTATTACCAGTCTGACATCTTCTATGGTGCTTACTTATTAATAACTTACTTTCACAAGTATGAGTAAATGTAGTACCTAATCTGCCATCACCTCCATCAGTTATGTTATAAGACTTACCTTGTTCCTTATAGAATTTAATTAAATCCTTTTCCATATTCTTAGCAGTTTGTTCTCCTAAGTTAGATGCTATGGGGTTCTGTTAGTAATTCCAACATAGATATTACCTGATGGAGAAATATGTTCATAAATTATCCAACTACTCATACTTTTATTGTCATTTCCAGAATCTATTTGTTATATCAAATAATCTACCATCTATTACTTTGTACAGTCTCTGATTGGTAGTTCTACTGTTAAGAGGACCTAAGAATTCATCATATCTTCCCACTTTAATATAATCAAAGTTTTCAAGATTGATTTCATTACTTATAGTATCTCTTCCACTATACCAAGCTGTTCTTATAGGGAGTTCTCCCTCCTTTAATACTTCTGCCAGTTTGTTAATATAGGAAGGCTCACTGTCTCCACCCATGAAGGAAACACAAGTTATACCAGTATTCTTACTACATAGTTGTAGTAATTCTTCAAAGGTAAGATCAGTGCCAATATCCTCTGCCAAGTAAGAGCTATGACAGCCCTTACAGTGACATGGACAATTACTTATATTTATGGCTAAAGTAACTTCATCAGGAATCTCCTGCATTACTATTTTAGTATCTACATATTTCATTTATACACTCTTTTAGTTGCATCCCATTGTCTTCCTTCATCATACTTACTTACTGGTCTCAAGAATCCTACAACTCTTGTCCAAATCTCCATAGGAGCACCACACTTAGGACATTTATCCATAGCATGTTTAGTAATATAATGACACTCTTCATTAGTACACTCACTATTAGGAATGTTATAAGTGAAGTAAGAAGTTCCCTTCTCTGCTGCAAAGTCCATTAACTTAAGATACTGTTCTTTGCTTAGGTGTTCTTCAAGATTACAATGAAGACCTACACCACCATCAAGAAGTTCTGTAAACTCCTTTCCATGTAGCTTAAACCTATCAAGAATACTTGTGTTATCATCCCAAGCATTATAGAAGTAGCTGTTATAAATCTTAGTGTCTTCTGGTACCCAATCATTCTGTTACACTCTTCCCCGTTGTGCAGGAAGATGATTCATTATTTAAGTAGTCTTGTAAGTTAATAGAGCCAAAGTGAATCTTTCTATGACAGTTTGCACATACACAAATACACTTTGAAATTTCCTTCCTTAGAACATCTCTACCCTTACCTAAATGCTGACTTATAGTAAATTCTTTAGTGTCTGGATTAATATGATGAAAATCAATACAACATGGTTCTGACTCTCCACAAATTATACAGGGAGTCTTTAATGTATATAACCATTCTTGTACTCTCTTTTGCCTTCTCATAGCCTGAGCTAAATGAATTTCAGGATGCTCCTGTCTTCTTCTCTTTCTATAAGCTTTCCTACAATCCTTACACTGATGCCTACTTTCATCAAACATCTCTAATGGTAGTTCTCTACCACATTTCTTATATCCCAATTATACAAGACTAATACTATTTTAATAATGAATGGACAACCATTTCTGTTGTCTCTCTATGTTACCATAGAGTTCGGACTATCACATCTACTATCTCTAGTAGCCCCTCTATTTAGTCTCTCAGGCTGCACAGAACATATCTTGCTTGCCCCTTGTTGTCCTATTGCTAGGAGTTTCAAGTCAATTAAGTGGGGTTTTACATGGGCATTGGTTCTAACCCATCTTCTTTATCCCAGTTATAGTTCTTAGAACTAAGACCTTCTGCTGGAACCAGCTCAGTGTTAAACTTAAACTTCTTACTGTTATGTAGTTTATTCTGCTCACTGATAGTACCAGTAATTAGTCTACAAAACTGCTTATAATCTTCATTGTAGGATACTTCCATACCTAAGAATCTTGCGGCTTCATTGATACCATTGATACCAATAGTACAGAACAAATCTCTCATACCAATATAACCAGCAGTAGAAGCATTAAACATACCTCTTTCTTCCCATTCATAAAGAATAGTTTTATAGGCAATATGATACTTATAGACTCTTTCAAGTATATCTGTTAGTTCAACTCTAATACAGTCTTCCCACTTTTCCTTACCAAATCTATTCTTTATTATTGAATACTTCTTGGCACAGTCTTGTACAATTCTATTGATATTAAGAGTAATAACATTACAACTTCCAGTTTTAACACCTGTAAGACCATTAGTGAAACTAAATACATTCTCCTCAATCTCATTCCTTAGTCTGCAACAAGAAGCAAGACCATTAGGATTATCACTGATATAGACAAAGAATGAATGCCCTTCACTATGCATCTCTGCTGTGAAGTTCTTGTAATCTTCATCAAGATAATTACCTTCTTTATCAGTTAATAATGCCATAGTTTCAACAGGGAAAGTTAGCATAGCTTTGGTTCTCTCCTTATTAAACCACTTCATAAACTTCTTCTGTAGATAAGATACTCTCTCCCATGAAGGTTGTGTTCCATCAGGAAAATAGAAGTCTTTAAATAAAGCCTCCCAATAATACTTATCATAGTAGCTTATATTAGTGAAAGGAGATTGCCAACCTCTATTCTGTGCAGGTTGATTAATGTAGTAAACTATAGTCTGAAAAGCATCTTCAATCTTCTGTCCTATAGTCTTTCTACTCTTAACAAACTCAGAATCAGCATAGATATCCTCTCTTAATGGATAATGCTCACCATAGTCTTTTACACAGAAATAATCAAAGTAGTTAAAGAACTCTCCAAAAGCTACAGCACCTTTACATTGAGCTGACAGTAAGAACACTAAGTTATTAAACTGCCCACAGAAGCTTGATAAGTGACTAGCTATCTTAGGAGTTATACCATCCATATCTTTAATACCACTTGAAACTAATGGATACAATGATACTGCCTCACAATAGTTCTTAGGAACTGCTGAACTGGCTTCATCATGTATATAAATAATATGATGGTTAATATCATCCTCATATTGCTTAGCTACTTCAGGAAACAAGATATTCAACTTATTCTTCATCCTAGTTCTTTGAATAATTCTATTCTTAGTCTTAGGAACTTCAGACTCTAGAGTAACAACATTCTTCATAGATACATTAGCATTAGCATCTGTCTCTGATGAAGAGGCTGCATTCTCATTAGACTTACTATATTTTTCCATATAGTTAAGTCTATCATTGATTTCTCTTGCTTCTCTATGCTTCTCTCTGTATAGAATATAAGATTTAGCTGCTTTATAATTACCAGTCTTCATAAGGAATGTTTCAACTTTATCTTGAATTTTCTCTACACCAATAACATCTGACTCTTCTACAAGTTGCATAAGAGCTGCTGGTACATAGTCAGGTGTTACCTGATTTACAGATTCAAACGATTTATTAACAGCTGAAATAACCTTTTCTATACTAAACTCCTCTTTGGTTCCATCTCTTTTAATTACTATCATGCTGGTTGTAAATTATCTATTTTCATAATACCATTTCTTTCTTTAGCCTCTTTAGTATATTTACTTGAAGGTTCATTTAGATAATAGTCTAATTCCTCTAAGAGCTTTCTCCAATTTTTATAGATATTACCTTCATTATCCTTTAAGTCAACTTCACTAAAGTTATCATAGTATCTCCATACAAGTGGAGCTAATGTATATCTGTTAATGACTATAAAGCTATAATGAGCTATCTTGAAATCCTTGAAGTACTCATCTTCACTAATAACTTGTTGAAGTATATATGTATAAAGCTGAGCTTGTATCATATACCTCCATGTAACAAATGATTGTTCAAAGTCTTCTTCTGCATGACCACTAGTCTTTAAGTCTATAGGATATATAACCTTCTCTTCATGGTCAACTATTATTTCCACTTTGTTATCCTAGTAGCTCTTTATCTACTAGCTCTACAGTTTCTTATTATATCTGTAGGTCGGACTATATCATCACTAATATTTCTATTAGGCAGGGCACTCGTGTTAGCTTCATCACTGTTCTAGTGGTATGCTATTAGTCTCTGAACCTTCTATTTATCCCTAAATAGCTTGGCTGCTGATTACCAACTAAGGCTTCCCAGCAATTCACCCTGTTTTACTTCGACAATAAATATTTATTATACTTTCTTTTTAAATACAAATTAGAATCATTATATAACCAATCAAGAATTATATGAACCTGTTTTCCTCCATATCTTAGATGCCACACTTCATTATTTTTCTCCTTAGATATTCCTCCATAGGTATTATACAATTCTATAATCTCTTCTAATTTAATATTCTTCTTCTGCATGATTAATTATTAATTAAGTTATCATGCAGCAAGGTTAAGTATAATTTTTAATATTTCCAAATGTTTATCGAACATACATCTGACAGATATTCCATTGTATTTAGCCTTAAACTTTAACTGAAATACCTTCTCAAATCTATTATCAAATGGATTAACATAGAAGAAGTACTTAGTGTAAGGATTATTCTTCAATTCATTAACACAAGCAACAGTATCATTATAATCTTTCTGAGATAATATCTCTTTGTCTGCTGATATAGCTAACAATTTATAGTAATCATTACACTTACTTTTTATAGTTCTCAGTTTAGCTTCTGCACCCCAAGTTGGTTGATAACTAATAGTATGAGCTATTATATCATCATCAGGTATTAAATCAATACTTCTATATTGACTACCATAACTTTCAAACAAGTCTCTAGCTATTCCTATAAGTGCTTCTGATAATGAAGGAAACTCGCATACAGTAAATCTCTCTTTAAAAGCATCAATTCCATCAGTTAACATAGTATCAACTGCTGAACCAAATCTTAATGCAGGACTTTCTACTTTATCAAAGAGACTACCTAATTTTCTGAATCCTTCTCTATTATACTTACTTAAGATAGAATAGCTAAAGGCTGGGTCTGCTCTATAGGTAGGTTCATCTACTTTCCATGAAATGTCAACAATACTCTTCCTCATAATTATCAAATTCATCATCTTGTTCAGGCAGTTGTAGTTGGTCTACATAATCATCTACTTCTGTCTTTAGTTTTTCCATTTCATCCACATCTAAACTAAGATACTCTTCCTTAGGATTGCTACTACTAATGTTTCTTTTAGTCTTAACAATAGCTGAATCAACTAACTCTTGCAGTGACTCAAAATCTCTTGAATCAATGAAAGTATGAGCTAATGCAATATCACCTTTTGGCAGGTACTGAGTTAATCTTTTTATTCTCTCCACTGGTTCCATAACCTTTAATTATTTCTATAGCCTCTAGAAGCTGTTTCTTAGTAAAGATTTCAAAATACATAGACTTTTGTCCAGTCTCTCTATATAAATCTTCAAGATAAGCTCTGAATAACTTCTTCTTTATATAGAATACATCATTCTCCATACCTTTAGCCTCTATAACAATAACTACATTATTATATAGAAACACAAAGTCAGGAGTATGTTTTATATCTATTATCTTCTTAAGATTTAATTTAAGAAGCTTAGTCTTCTTATCTTTATCATAGAAAGGTACTGTAGGTCTAAAACCTCTCCATAAGGTGTAAGTAGTTGGTTCATAGAAAGGGTTAAATCCTGATTCTTTAAGAGTCTTGTAAATCATCACTTCAAGTTCTGACTTGAATTTAATTCCATCAAACTCTCTCCTAGAGGCATTAAGTATCTTCTTATTTTCTCCCACCTTTACTAAATGCTACTAACATAGAGTCTTTCAGTACTTTCTTCGCAGTAATAGCATCTCGAATAGTTCTAAATGCAGCAAAGTTTCTGAAATTCTTTATCTTGTGAATATCTTTAACCTCTACAATCTCACCTTTAGCCATGTCAATAGTATAGATTTTTTTACTATTCTCAATATGGTCTGGATATTGTCTGTCAAGAATTACAGCTACTTCTCTCAATAAGATTGCAAGTACTGCACCTTCATTAATGTAAGCAAGGTTATCAAGGTATTTAAACACATTATCAACCTTCCACTTCAGTCTTTTTGCAATAGACATGATGATAGTCTCAAAAGTAATATCATCTACTGAAGGATGAACAGGTTCCTTATAATTTTTAACTTCCTTAATAAAACCTTCTGAGAGAAGCTTAGTTATAACACGTTCATTGATGCAATCAAAGAAGAATATATCTCCAGGCTTGCATACTATTGCTCCACCAAATTTACCACCTTCACATACAGAATCACCTGTACCTACAAATACATACTTTTTCTTCATAATACTTATTATTTAATTAATACTCTTGGAACCATACTATTGGTTCACCATACTTATCTTTAGTTAATTTACTAATAGTTTTAAAGACTGTAGAAGGCATTCTACTACCTATTCTAGCATAATAAGCTGGATGCTTTTCTTCTAGAATGATATTAGATTTACTATTAATATAAGGTACAAATGTCCTAGCTTGTTCACCAAACAGAACATAAATAATACCTGTATTCCACTCTGATAAATTCTTTAATAGCTTAGTCATAAATGGTCTCCATAACATAGTATGGCTACCTACTTTATTCATTTCCACAGTTAATGCAGAGTTTATCATAAGAATTCCTTGATTAGCCCAGCTCTCTAAAGTCTGGTCAAAGATAATACTATTATGTGGAATTTCAAAATCAACAGCTGCCTCCTTAACAATCTTTAGTGAGGGAGATAAGTCCTCTTCACTTACCTCCTTTCTATTACCAAACAAAATACCTGTTGCTACATCTCTCTGAGGAAAAGGGTCCTGCCCCACCATAACTACCTTCAAGTTATTATATGAACATAATGTAAATGCTTTAAACACATCAGGTATATTAGGACATATAGGCTTCCTTATATTACCTATAGTCTTAGTAACCTTATCTAATTCATTAACATCTATAACCCTAATCCAATCACCAAAGTATTCACCTAGTGTCATACCAACTTAATTTGATCTGCAACTTCAGAAGCTCTAACACTCAACATGTTATTTATATCCTCATCAGTATAATCACTACTAAATGTAGGAGTTCTTACAAACCTACTAATATCATCAATAATGACTGTAGTTCTTATAGAATTACCAGCATCAAAACATCTTATATTTTGACTATATGGTTTTCTAAACTCTGATGATAACATAAAAGGCATTATTTTATTCATAATCGCTTTACACACTACATCACTTTCACTTCTAACAACATCAGAATGAATATACAGTCTGACCTCATCATAAGTAAAACCTTTTACAGTACCAAAAAATGAATCACCTGGTTGATCATGAAGTAAATACCTACCAACAAGAGTACAAAGCATAAGAAGTTTTCCATCATTATCAAATATACAGCCTCTACTTCCAATATAAGTTGTGTCTTTGATAGTAACTCTAGACAATCCTGATTCTGGTGATTCAGCAAATACCTTTGATATAAAGCTATCAGCAGTTCTTACAGCAGGATTGTAATCTCTAATATAAATTGGAAATACTACTTCTTTCTTTATATGAGTTATTACATTATATACAATACTACTACTAATAACCTCTTCAACATGTCCTCTCATAACTACAGGAACTATTATCTCAGGGCCAGTTATATCAGCTATAAAGAACTTTGAAAAGACATTATTTCTTTCCCAATTTATATTTGGACCATATCCTATAGGACTACGCCGATGGTAGCTATATTCAGAACTTAGAAAGTTTATAGCATCTTTTAATCTTGAACCTACTCTTGCCATAATTACATCTCTACTTTAAAATACATAGTACTTGCATCATAGGTAGTTAAGAAAGGAACATCTCTTGGAAATACTGGATCACATTCATTAGCTACAAAGTTCACAAATAGATTAACCATTACAGAACCAATCATATTAGCCATGAAGGTAGTTTGTTTATAACTACATAAAGTCTCTTCAGCTTCAGAGTCATCAAACAACCATTCTTCCTCATAGATTCCCATTGCTCTTTCATCATCACCTTTAATTGCAAACACTTGAAATTCTTCTGCTGCAAGTCTCCCATCAATGAATAAGCATTTATCCCTATCATTTGAATGCCTAACATGAGCTTTCCATACTCTATAGAACGTCTTTCTAGCTTCCATGTTATCAAACCCACATATCATTATATCCCTAGCTGGAGTTCCATCAGTAATTCTCTCTCTTAAAGAATTTGCATTATAGAAGTTTGAAAACTTCTTCATTGTGTTATATATTGCATTGACCTTATACTCTCCTATATTCTCCATGCAATATAATTGACCAGACATATTAGCTGATTCTACTCTATCATAATCATACATCACTATTTTAAATGGATGTATTCTTGATAATAAGAAGGCAACATAGCTACCAACACCTCCTAATCCAGCTAATAATATAATCTTTGTTCTAATCTTGTCATACCATGAGGCACCACTAAATCTACTGGTAACATCTTCTACTAGAAGAGTAGGAGAGTTAACAGGGATTTCATTATTCTGAGATTCAAGAGCAGCTGCTGGCAATTCTTCTTCCACTGGAGTCAATTCTACATGAGATTCTTCAACTGAAATAGGAATGTCATTTACATTAGCTATTCTAATAATATCACTAAGCACCTCTGCTGCTTGAGATTCAGGAGTTTGATTAAAAAATCTATCCATATCAAGTGTAATACTTGTTCCTGCTTCTATAAGTTGTTCATTATTATCCATATCCATAATTAAATAATATACCTTTCAATCATTTCAATAAACTGATTGATGTATTTTCCTCTATTAGTTAACTTATTAAGTTTCTCAACTAAATCATAAGCAACTAATGCAGCTAATACATCATCTTCATACTGCTCAAGAGCTGGGTCTTCAGCATAATAAACCAAGAATTCAACATAACCTTCTGCCCAAGCATGAAATAGTGAATCATCTTCAAATCTTTGAGCATATGATTCCTCCCCTATTTTAGCTAACTCTTCAAGTGTTTCATTCTCATGCACTCCATAAGAAATATCTCCAGTTACTAACTGTCTTGCAATTTCTTCAATGATAGTAGGATCAACTTTTACTTCACCATATGGAGGTATTACTTCTTCTTGAGTCTCCTGTTCAAATGGAAGTTCTTCCTGTACTGAAGGAGTATTCACTGGGGGAACATAAGGCTTATTCTCAGGAATAACATTGCTTCTTCCTACATTAGTCTGATAGTTAAAGGCTGTATTCTTAGGAGTGCTAGGCTTAGCATCCTCCCATTGTTTAGTGGTATAGTTATATACTCTAGGAGAGTAATTATTATACCCACTGTCACCTTGCCAACTACCTCCATAAACAGGAGTAGCTTTCTTTTTGGCTTTCTCTTTTTGCTTTTGAACTTCCAGAATTCTGTCAGCAAGCTCTTTAAAGGGATTAGCAATCACAGGTCTTTCTACATCAAGCATGAAATATTCAAGCTTCTTTCTAGTAAAAGAATAACTAACAGGTTGTCCAATTGATTCTTTACCATTATATGTAGGATACTTAACATAGCCTGTTGCTGTCATTTCTTCAGAAACTACTCTTGTAATAGCTGCTTTGTAAGTACCTTTAGTATCAATAATCAAAGATACAAAGTGGATTCTATCACTGCCCTCTTCTCTAAGAGTAGATAAATCTGTTCCACTAAAGAATGCACCCATTGTATGATGTGAATGCATTAATCCTTGATATACATCTTCTCCTAATAGTTCAGGATGGTCTACCATATATCCTATTACATCAGGAGATTGATTGAATTCAGTATAACCACTTACACCTATATCCTGTAACAGGAAATCAAAGGCAGTGATTACTAAATCTTCAGTTTCAAAACTACCAGATACAGTATAAAATAAAGTACCTGAATATTCTATTGATGGGAACTTGTCTAAGAAATATCTTATCTTTTGTTCAAGTTCTGGAGTGACTATCAACTTATATGAAGTAGACTTTCTTGTCAGTTCCAGTAGTTTGGGTTTCGTTTCTATACTCATAATTAACTACTTCTAAAATACATTTATAAAAATGCTCTACAATTACTGAAGATAGGAATGTAGACATATTATCATCATTCGTATCTGTATTACCTTCTCTTACTTTAAATAAAACAGGTTCACCTTTAAATTTGCACACCTCTCTGCCTACATACTGAAAGTAATTATCAGCTGCACTATATCTGCTAGTATATATCTTATTGTTATTTAAAACACCTCTATACAATGCACCTTCTAAAAGTAATTCTCTATAGGAAGCAGTTACTTCTCCCTCTTTATACCTTATATTGTACCATTCAATAAACTCATTACTTATAAATATAGTCCATTGAATATAGGACATACCTATACCATAACCATTAAGAAAGTCAAATTTTAATTTCTTCTTTCTCAATAACCACATCATAAAGTCTTTATATAGATCAGTGTTAAGAGAAGAATAGCTTATAAGTTGACTATCTCTATACATAGGCCATGTAACAGATTGTACTCTCATACTATTACCACCAAGTTCTTCAAGTCTATGATAAGGTCCTCCTGCCAAGGATTCAACTTGAACATATTTACTTAATTCAAGACAGAATAATTCCCATCTTAATTCATCAAATTCAATACCACTATCATTTAATGTTGCAATAGTACCTCTAATAGGTCCTGAACCTAAACAGGGACTTTGAAATTCTGTTAGTTTGCTAAAGGGAATAGAACTAATATGACTATGCATATAACCATTTCTTAATTGAAATAAATCATACTCAGACCTATTCAATCTAAAATCACCACGCATAGTACCTGAATAAGTAACTGTAACTTTAGCATAAAGTTCCCATATATCTATATACTTATCATTCTCATTGATAATTCTCACCTCAGGAAACCTAACAAGTATATTTATTCTGGAAAATGATGAATCTTCTATTGTATCATCAATCATGATGGACTCTTCTGAATGCAACATTTTTGCATTGTTGATATATTCATCTAATGATGGATAATTCTGCATATCTACAAACTCTTCACCAAAGAAGTTCTTGAATACACCATAAATGATGTTAGGCTTCTCCATGAATGAGTTGTATAAATTTGTTAGTCTTTCTTCTACACTCATTGTATCACTAAAAAAGAAGAGGCTGATGATTACTCACCAACCTCTGTATTGTTATTTATTTGGCCCAACCACCAAACAAATCATTGATTTCACTGTTTGAAAGTTTTTCTTCTTTAACAGCTTTAGTTTCAGTTGGCTGTTCCTGTTCCTCAGACACTACATCTGTATCAAGTTTCTCAAGAAGATCACTATAATTATCATAGAGATCATCTTCTTCATCAAGTCTTTCAATAAGCTCACGAAGAACTTCTCTTGCTACTTTATCTACACATTCTGTGCAAGGTGCAACACCAGTAATAGGTTCACCTTTAATCACTTCTTTGATAGTGATATCAGGGTTCTCATCTACTGCTACTTCTTCCACCTTCTTTGTCTTAGGTGCTTCTGTGGCTACTTGAGATGCAGGCTTAGATTGTTCTGCAAGAAATGCCAACAAATCAGGAGTTTTACACTGAGTTGCATTCTTACCAAACTTTGCAGTTACTGCTGCACTCAAACCTTTAGCTTTGATTTCCTCAAGAGCATTCTTTCTTTCAGGACTCAAAGCACCTGACTTAATCTTCTTATTAGCTGTAGTCAGCATGAACACCAAGTCATTAGTAGTAGTTGCAGGATTAGTTCCCTTTGCAGGCACAGGCACATTTACAGGGAGAATTGAAGCATTATCTTTCAACTCTGTTCTAGTTCTACCTTCATAGAATGTCATACCATCATAGCTAATACCTGCTCTTCTCATGTCTGCTTTCAATGCACCAAGAGTTTCTGCTTCTGACATAATGCTTTTCTGATTTGAGCTATTGCTTAGGATAAATAAAATTTTTCTAGCTTCCATAATGTTTCTTTTTTTAATTAATTAA